CCGGAGATTCCCAGAGGTCTCTGCTGATGTCACCCTGAAGAACGGCAAGAGTCTGTACTTTGCCAACCATCGACAGGAATGGGGTCTCTACATCCGACGCACGGACAGGGTATTCGTGAGGCTCTTCGAAGCGACCATCGCGGAGAAGATCCAGGCATCGGCCGGATTGCCCAATCTGGTGGAAGCCTTGGAGAGCACGTCCACTCGGAACAACAAGGCCATCGCGCAGGCAGCAGCGCAGTTCCGAGCCGTCCGGTAGTTCAAGGGCCTGGCTGGGTTTCCCTGGGTTCGGGGTGGGCGTAACTCCCCCGAACCCAGTCGCATTTGGAACCCTATGTCTCGTCGCTGCCCCCGCTGCAACACTCCCTACTTGGGAGAAATCGAAACAGCCCCGATCTGGGTGGTCCGGAAGTACACGGCACAGTGGCGAGAGAGCCTCGGACGAGGCGGCCACCAAGTCGTGTCCGCTCGAGGCGGCAAGGGTCGTACCTGCAAGCCCTGTGCAGAGGCTCGGCGAGATGAGCTCACGCAGAGGGCCAAGCGAGAAGAAGCAGTCCGGCAGGCCCGTCTACAGGAAGTGGGGGCCTGCCGTCGTGCTGTCCTTGACCGGACCCTCTCTCTTCGCAAGCTCCACGAGCGCATCGGCCGCATTCTCGCCGAGAACGATCGTCGGAACTGGTCCGAGCGGAACGATCTCCCGGTCATCCTCGTTGTTCGCAATGGGGACGAGAGGACCGAAATCGCACTCACCCACGCAGGAGGCCCTCTGTGCCAGACCCTCGGTGGGGACACCATTGCCCTCGTTGGCACCAAGCTGGAGGATATGTAGTCATGAGCGAACTCACCGTAGAGAACCTGGCCCCCCGCTTCCCCCCAGGAGCCCAGGTCACGATCTCCGAGGACCATCCCTACGCCGAGGTGAGGTGGGGGGTGTTCAGGGCCCTGGTGACGGAGAAGAAGTCACCGCGCTTCCCCCTCCCCTACGGGGTCTGCATCTTCATCGACGGCCTCGATGCGGGGTGTCCCTTGGGACACGTCCAGGAAGTCACCCTCCGTCTCGCCATCCTGAAGGCCCGCCAGAAGGCCGGTTCCCGGCTCCGGGAAATGTCCGAAGACCTCTACATCATCGATCTCGCCTGAGGATATCATGACCCCCGAAGACATCAAGACCCTCCGCAGTCTGGCCCCACCACTTGTGCAGGCTCGAGTAGACCATCTTCCCGATTTCCCGGAAGCAGTTCTCTGCTGGGACAACTTCAGCATCTATCTGAGGGACCACGGACCTGAGAAAACCCTCCGATACACAGCGAAGGTGTGGTTCAGCGGCAAGCCTATTGGAGAGGCCTCCCGGTGCGCCCTCAAACAGGCAGTCCGGGACGCTCGGTATCTGGCCCACACCCACCTCCAGGACCTCTCCCGGAACATCAAGCCGTAGGGGCCTCATGAGCTACATGTGTAGCCAGGTCCTCCAGGCGATCCAGGAGATCTCCCCCCACCCCGAGCACCTGTGGTCTGACCCCTACAGGAATCCCCCCGAAGCTGGGACCTACTGGGGCAACTTCGGGCTCAAGGTGCGAGACTACGGTCCGGACAAGAAGGCTCGATACAGCGTGGAGGTGTGGTTCAACGGTCTCCACCTCGCAGAGTTCTCCGGGAACTCTCCGCGAGAAACCATCGAGCGGGCTCGAAGAGAGGCGGCGAGGATTCTCCGAGAGCGAGCCAAAGAAATCGACCCGTAGAGGGTTTCCTCTGGGGCGGCCTCGACGTAACAGTATCGAGGAAAGGACCCGAGGAACCCCATGACTATCGACCGCACCGCCTTCGCCGCTTGCTTCCCCGCCCACGCCAACATCGACGTCTCCGACGACGCGGCCACCGGCTGGGCCTTCTGGGATGGCTTCGAGGCCACGACCACCATCAACCCCGGTAGTCTCAACCTCGTCACCACCACCATCCGCTTCGGCGTCCAGGGTGTCGAGCTCTCCCTGAGCTCCGTCAACTCCAGCACCGTCGAGAGGGCTATCCGCCGCGCCCGCCGCGAGGCCGCGCGCACCCTCCAGGACTGGGCCCGTCCCGTCGACGTGGAAGGGCGGTAACTTCGGTGGCCAGCCACCAGGTGACCATGCCATTCTTCTTCGAAGAGAACGACGACTACGCGCACATTCTGATCGACGGCCAGCACCTGGTCCATCGCTCCGCCTATGCGCACTCGGAACTCTCGTTCGTCAACGATGAGGGGCGAGAGATCTTCACGGGAGTGATCTACGGGTTCCTCTCGGTCGTCGGCCGTGTTTGGAAGAGGTACGCCGACAGGCCCTGCTCAGTCACTGTGTGCTGGGAAGGAGGCTACACTCACCGAACGGCCCTCTATGAGGGATACAAGGCCAGCCGCCGAGTGCCCCCGGACCCGGAGAAGCAGGCGCAGATGGACTCCATGTTCGCCCAGCAGAGAGTCCTTCGGAGACTCCTGGGAATCCTCGGCTGGAGTCAGGCCCGTGCCTCCGGATTCGAAGCGGACGACGCGATGGCTACCCTCGCGGCGCGCTACGGGAGCCAGGGTTCCCGAGTCGCGCTCTACACAGGGGACAAGGATCTCCACCAGTGTGTCACGGACAAGGTCCACGTCATCTCAGCCCGTCCCAAGGACAGCGACGCGATCTGGACCCCAGACACCGTGCGCGAGCGTTGGGGAGTCGGTCCGGAGAGAGTCGCCGAGGTTCTGGGCCTTGCGGGGGACGGAGCGGATGACATCCCAGGATGCCCTGGATGTGGGCCTGGGTGGGCGAAGAAGCTCCTCGCAGGACCGCCCAGAAGCATCCCCCAGCTCCTCCAGGACGCTGAGGCGGGGATACTGACGGGAGAGTTCCAGGGCAAGCGGTGGAGGTCCCCAAGCCTCTCCAAGAAGCTCCGAGAGAACGCCCAACAGGTACGGGTATCCTGGGAGCTCGCGAAGACCGTATCAGATGCCCCCGTCGAGATAGACAAGGGCGCTCGGGACATCGGTCTTCTTCGCCATGCCCTGGAGCAACTCCGGATGTGGAGTCTCCTCGAGGGCAAGTCCTGGGAGAGAATCTCCCAGGTCAGATAGAGAAGGGCCTCTCGGGGACGATGTCCCGAGACTTCCTCATGTGGACTTTCCAGAGGCCCGTGCTGGGGTCTGGCATCCAACGGATCCGCATACTCGCGTGGTGTCGCCAGGTGCCGTTGGGGGGTTCGTCGTTGAACCGAGGCTCCGAGAAGAATCCGACCACGCAGGCGTTCGCCGTCATGACTCGAGCCTGGATTCGGGGGAGAGCATCGGTCCAGAGGGCGAACTGGGGAGTTCCAGGGGTGTGTGCCACGTAGTCCGGGTGGTACATCAGGACGATCCGCGGTCCGTCGGGGTCGGACAGGTGCTGCTCGATGAACGCTTCGGTGTCCAGTACGGTTCCCGGGGAGCAGTAGATGAGCGCATCATCCGTGAACCGAAGCCCATGCTTGGCGAGAGCCTCGCTGGAGAGAGCCATCACGTAGTCGAGGAACAGGACCCGGTGCCCGTGGTCGATGGCTGTCTTGAGAACCTGGACCGCGACTTCCGAGAAGCCGGTTCCCAGAGGAGCCCACATCTGAGTGATCCCCGGTCGGGGAAACCCCTTGGCGTGGTGGTCGAGCGTAGTGAAGCCTGTGGGAACGATCATGCAAGGATCCTCTCTGTTCTGCCCATGGAGTCGGAGACCATGGATTTACGGATGGTTGCGTAGACACCGTCTTCCCGGTCTTCGATGTTGGCCCAGAGGGAGGAAGGGGAACGCCAGGTGCGATCCACCTCGATTTCCGAGAGAGGTGGAAGGATAATCAGCAGAATAGACTCCCGCTCCTGAAGGACCTTCCGGAGATCCTTCAGGAACCCAGCCCATGAGAAGTCCTCGTTGTAGAGAGCTCGGTCCGGCCGGTTGAGGATCAACAGGGACCTCTTTGGGGCCACAACTGCCATCTTTGAAGCCAAGACAGGGCACCGAGTCTGCAGGACCGAAACCATCTCTTGATAAGGGCCCCCGATGGCTTCATGGGAGAAGTCTTCCGCGAAGTCAATCGCCAGAGCCTCCCGGCTTCCGGCCAGAGCCTTGAAAATGCAGACCGTAGCCAGGACGCTTGGGGTGCTTCCCTCTCCGGAGAACACCGATATCCTCCCGATGGGGAGGCCCGGGCAGTTGTCCCGTGCGCCTGAGATGAGGGCATCCAGGGCCTCGTTGGTCGTCGAGAGAGCGTCGTATTTGATGGGTTCCATGACCTCGATTACCGGTTTCCCAAACGCCCTCCGAGACGGTATCTGATATATGGGAGGACTCTCCCGAAGGAAGGTGTCGGACATGGGCAAAGAACTCTTCACCACTGAGTCGGGCAAGACTTTCCGGATCGAGAGCCTCGCCTTCGCGAACTGGCTCCGTGGGATGGGCGTCAAGCCCGGCATGGATCTGGGGATGTATCTCCGGGGAGACAAGAGCATCCCCGACGCCTGGGTGAATCAGAGTTCTCCTGTCCGGGGGAAGAGCGTCACCCTGAAGGATCTCGGCGCCACCGGCCGGGCGATTCCCCGAGCGCCTCGGACGGGCCCCTCCAAGCGCGGGCCGGACATCCCCAAACTCTGGGAGAAGCTTCTCCAAACCATCTGGAAGGAAGTCGGCAAGCCGGACCCTGCCTATGCCGCAGACCTCTACGTCAACATGGACGTGAGCGGGATGTACCAGGACAGAGCCGATGAAGATGCCTTCCCCGGCTACCTCGAGGGCATCTCCGCCGACGTAGGGCAGAACTGGGAGTGGAGCCTTCCCGGCAAGGTGCAGGCTCTGTGGGATCGCCTCTCCATGGCTCTGGACTCTGGGACGCACAAGCCCATGGAGTACTACGAGCGCCACCAGCCCTACTACACGACCCGGCAGGCACGAGCGGCTCTGCGGGAGATCTACGCCAGCGCCTGGCATGATGGCATGCAGAAGGGCTGGCAGCAGCTCAAGAAGAACCCGGCAGAGATGGCCCGCCTCAACAAGATGAGGGCGGAGCACTCCCGTTGAGCGTCGTCCACGCGGCGCAAGACCAGGACATCCAAGGACCTCCCGGTAAAAGGGTCCGTAGAGCTTGGTGTGGGGAAATGGTCTCGGTACACAGAGCAACCGAGAACCCCAACAACCGGAGAGTGACCTGCCCCCGCTGCCGGGAGAGGCTCACCAAGGATGGCGTCTATCTGCCCTGACGCTTCCGCGCGAGACGCTGCTCCCGCTGCTCTTGGCGACGCTCCTCGAGGATCTCCCCGAACGACCGGATGCCAATCAGGCTGAGACCCACCTGACGGGCGTACTCCTGAAGCATGTACGGGTGCCAGGTCGCGCCGGCCAAGCGGAGACGACGGGAATCCAGGATATCGTATTCCCAGCCATCCTTGGTGATCCCCTCCTTGTCGCGGAACACGAAGATGACCTGGTTCAGCCCACGGGAGACAAACAGGAAGACCTCCCCCTCTTGCAGATCCCCAGGGTACTCCGGGGACTTCCGGTAGATCTTGAGGTTGGTGGCCTCGCTCCGCTGGAAGGAGCACATGATGATCCCTTTGAGACGTAGCTTCACGGCGTGTCTCCTCCGAGGTTGAACCTCTGTTTGAATGTGACGGTGGCTTCCCCGCCAGAGATGTTGAGTGTCTCGACCCCAAGAGCCTTCATCCACTGGTAGGTCTGTTCCAGACGGGACTCCAGGTCATCCGCTGTGGAGGTCAGAACCTCCGTCGGGACTGTGAGGGCGGTCACAGCCTCCGGGCCTGCCCCAGCCGGGGCTCGCGGTTCCGGATCCGGAGGAGCGGTCTCGGAAGGAGGCATGAGACCATTGAGGGTCTTGTAGCTGAGGGTGACACCATAGAGCTTCTTGATCTCGATTTGAGCTGCGTTCCGAGTCCTCCCTTCCGAGAGAAGGAACCCAGCCCGCGCCAGGGCCTGTTGTCTGGTGGAGTCCTTCTCCCGCATATCCTTCCGGTAGTTGGCCAGAGTTTGCGTGGAGATTCCCTTCCCGTACTTCTCCTTGCAGTGTGCTTGGATCTCTTGATTGGTGGCCCCCGCACGGAGCATTCGCAGGGCATCTGATGCTTTGGACATATCTCCTCCTGGCGCCCATTACCGGGAAACCCTCGGAAAAGAGCTCCCCGCCGGTAATCCCAAGTGAACCCAAACCGAGGAACCCCATGGCTTCCCTTGCCCGTGCCATCGAACTCTGCGACGAACTCCTCAGCCACGCTGCCTGGCTGAGCCTCTCTGATGGGATGCTTCGCCAGAAGATCCGGGCCGTCATTGACGAGGTCCCCCCGCTACGGAACAGGAAGAGGGACCGGAGGATCCGCTGGTCCTCCCCCAGGACTTCACCACCGCCAAGAGCCGGATGTTTGGCTCCCTGGGAGGCAAGAAGAACTACGACGTGGTTCCGCTCTTCGCCGAGGGCGTGGCGAACCTCAAGGGCTACCGCCTCTCCGATTCCCAGCGCGACATCTACTTCTGCCACAAGTGTGGCAGAACTGGTGTCAAGCTCTGGCGGCGGACTCACATCTTCGGGGACAGCGTCAAAGGGTGGTGCTCCTTCTGTGCGATGGAACAGGCCGGCTACGCAGACACCGTCGACAGCGAGGGCCGGAACCACGAGGGGGAGTACTCAGGTCCTCGAGGGTCGGACCAGATCTACAGTTCGAAGCAGGGGGTGGGCCTGGCCCCGTGGGTCCCCTGCCCCCATGACGGCACCTGGGGGTACACTTCAGTGCCTGCCGAGGGGTGTCTGTGGTGGAAGACCATTCCGACGCGTTGAAGATCATCTTCCTGGACTTCTACGGGGTCATGGACGGACCTCTCCGTAGAGATCTGGACCGGGATGAACGGCTCGACCCCTTGTGCGGGGCCCGGATCAAGGACCTCTGCGACGAAACAGGGGCTCGGGTCGTCATCATATCAGACGCTGTCCAAATGTTTGAGGAATCTACATACACCTTGGAGGAGAAAGTCCAGTTTGCCATACAAGACCTGGAGGAGTGTGGAGTCCCCAACGAGCTCGTCATCGGATACACAGACCAGGGGCCGGAGAGCCTCACCTGGCCAGACCGCCCCCAACAGATCCGCGACTGGATGAAGGGGCGAGAGATCCTCTCCTACGTGATCTTCGACGACCGAGACCTACCATTCTCAGAGGAGAGGTGTCAATACACCCGGGAGTGGTTCTCATCCAACTGGGTGGAAGAGTGGGGCCCGTGGGAAGGCTGGGAGGCTCGGATGCCGGAACCAGATCCCGAGAGCTTCTCCCGGTTCATCCGAGTGAGCTCCCGACACGGACTTCGGGACGAAGACGTAGCCCGCGCTCGAGCTATTCTGGAGCGTCCTGTAGGAGCTTGTAGAGCCCCTGGTTGATCCGGTGGGGGAAGGCCGGGCCTTTGAAGACAAGGGCCGTGAGAAGCTGTACAGCAGCACAACCATCCAGGAGAGCCTTCTGGGTTCGATAGGTGGAGTTGATCCCTCCACAGGCAATCACAGGAAGTCGAGTTCCCTGGAGAGCAGCCTGGACCTTCTCCTGGGAGTTGTGGTACAGGTAGGATCCTGAGACCCCTCCGTGCCCTCGAGGGTTGAGGCCTGAGTGTCCCGAGGTATTCGTCGCGATGATCCCGTGAACTCCGACTCTCTCAGCGGCTTCCAGAACTTCCATGTAGGGGAGGGGAGGGAGGTCAGGACTGAGCTTCACGAAGACTCGGACGTGGGGAACTGCCTTTAGGACAGCCCCGACGATCCTCTTGAAGTTCTCCCGGTGCTGGAGGCTCCGCAGTCCGGGAGTATTCGGGGAGGACAGGTTCACCACGAAGTAGTCGGCGAACTGAGACAGGAAGTTGGCCACTGATGCATAGTGGAGAGGGGCGTCCTTGGCCTCGACCTCCTTGTTCAGACCGATGTTGATCCCAACAGGAACCGAAGGCCAGAGACCGCAGTCCTGCCAGTGGCGGAAGTTCCTCTTCACCCGTACCATGCCAGCGCTGGGGAATCCCATCCAGTTCCAGAGCATCTCCTCAGGGAGCCTCTTGATACGCGGGCGCGGATTCCCTTCCTGGGGGTGGAGGAGGACTGAGCCTATCTCGATGAATCCGAACCCAAGGCGCTCCCATAGAGGGAGGGCGTCCCCGTTCTTGTCCATCCCTGCGGCCAGACCCACAGGACCCGGAATCTCGATGTCCCCGATCTTGGATTCTATGCCCTTGGGGAAAGGAGTCATCGGGAGGAACCGGGAGAAGTGTCGAGCGGACCAGAGCATGGCCTCGTGACATCTCTCAGCATCCAGAGGGAACAGGACTTGTTTGAGCCCGTAGCGATAGATGAAGTCGAGGAAGCTCAGGCTACGGACCACGCCAACCTCCGACCCGCCCAGAAGGGCACCACAGGCTTGTTCCCGATCATGTGGTGTAGGGGGACCACATAGGGTTCCTCCTTGAGGGTGATGCTGTGGGGGTTGAGAGGGAGTCCATAGTACTCCGCCCCGAATCGAGAGGTGAAGTCCTCCAGTCTCTCGAGGAGACCCACCTGATCAAAGACCTCAGCATAGAGCTGGAGCGCATGGGGGGCTGTGTAGCACCCGGCACAACCGTGGTTGTGCTTGGCGTAGACAGTGTGGGGGGCAGAGTCAGTCCCCGCGAAAAACCAGGGCTCCCGGGAGGTTGCCGCCGACACCAGGGCCTGTCGATCGACTTCGCGCTTCAGGACGGGAAGGCAGAAGTTGTGGGTGTTGGCCCCCTCCCGAAAGAGAGCGTTCCGGTTCTCCAGGAGATGATGGGCCGTGATCGTTGCAGCGATCTGAGGTACTCCGGGTTTGACATCTTCCGGGAGTTCGGGTTGCACCATCCGAATCCAAGAGGTGGCTGCTCGGGTCGTGATGTGTTCGAGGACCACCCGAAGGTCGGGGTAGCGGTCCAGGATGGGACGCATGACCGCATGGAGGAATCTCTCCTCGCGGTCGAAGAAGTCCACCTCACCCATGTAGTCGTGGGTGAGTTCCCCGTGCACCAGGAGAGGGAGCCCGTGCTCCTCCATCACCGCCAGGGCCGGATAGATGTTCTCGATCTCGGTGACGCCCTCATCGGAGTTGGTTGTGGCTCCGTGGGGATAGAGCTTGACCCCGTAGATGAATCCAGACTCCGCCGCGTCCTCGATGATCTGAGGAGTGGTCCCATCCGTCATGTAGAGGGTCATGAGGGGCTGGAAGCCCGTGCCGGCCTCCATGATTTTCGCACAATAGCCGGCGGCATCCCAGTGCGTTAGCACTGGGGGCTTGGTGTTGGGCATCACGATGCCGCGAGACCAGTGCATCGCCGAATAGGACACCAGATCGGGAAGCATCTCCCCTTGCCGTAGGTGGAGATGCATGTCGTCCGGCGCTCGTATCGTGAGCGTTCTCATAGGGTCTCCCGCCAACGGGAGACTTTACCGGCGGGACACGCCTGTTAGAAGGTGATCCGCCAAGTCAGACTCCATCAAGATCAACGAAACATCTGAGGGTTCGTCCGCAGATTCCTACGTCCCGTCTCCCACAAGGGTATCTGCGGTCTCCAAATGTCTCGGATATCTGTCCAGGAGGGCTCGGATTGGACCACCAGGGCTACTGAAGACCCTACCAGAAGGGACAGGGCGTCTATCTTCTCCTGAGCAATCCAAGGGATATCGCTCGGTTTAGGTCTCCAACCTTTCAGTTCAACCCAACCTGCAGGGACAAGAACTCGCCCGTCGTGGGACAAAGGTTCCTCAAGGTAGAAGTCTGGGAGATAGAGGACCGTGTTCCCCCCTATCTGCAGATTAAAGCACTTCGGCTCATATTGGTAGGGGATCTTGTTGAGGAGGAGAACCCGGGAAAAGTTGGCCTCCAACGTAGACCTGGTGAAGTGTCCAACATCCTTCCGGATCCCGGATATCCCTCTTCCGTTTGGGAAATAGAGAGTTCCCTCCCGAGCTCTTCTTGCACGAGACTCCTTCTGGCCTTTCCGAACGCGCTCCCAATATCCAGGTCTCTGGCGAATCTTCTCAAGAGCACGCCGACCACACTCTGCTCGGATCCTACGCCCCTCTTCCGATAGGTTGTAGTCGCACCCTGTGACAGCCTTGGATATGGCTTCCCTATGCTCTGGAGATAGCTTCTTCCCCTTCCAGGGAGCTACCTGCTTCAGCTTAGCGGATTGCTCTGCTCTCTTCTCAGGGTCGGACCACCGACGAGTAGCTCCGGCAGACATCTTGGTGCGGGTCTCTGGAGACTTCTTTCGGATCCCAGGAACCTCTACGGGTTCTCCTGGATACTTGGCACGATACTGGTCCGGTGTCAACTCATGAGACGCCCTGAGGTGGTTCCGAAGACTCCTTCGGGAGATTCCACATAGTGCGCAGGATACCTGGGGTCCTGTGTATGGGGGGACTCGACACTTCTCGCACTTGACGTAGGTCGCACGCGGGGAAACCCCAGGAACGATCTCCCCGCAGCTTGAGCAGGGAATCTCCCGAGAAGGAAGGGGTTCCTCGAAGACCAGCCCCGGATAGCGCGCAAGGGCCTCAGGCTTCGAAAGAGAATGGGCCTGTTTCAAGTGGCGCGTGAGTCGTTTGAACCCGTTCCGAGAGCACACAGGACACTGAAGAGGCATACAACCAGGATACCCTGAGTCGGTGTAGGCCGCTATCTATGATATCCCGGTAAACTACCTTGGCCTGTAACCCACTGAAATCAGAAGGTTATTCTCCAGGTAAGGCTCCATCTGGCGGTCGCCGGGATAGAAATCACGCCAAACGTCAGATAGTTCACGAGGATGTCGTAGTCATCCACATCCACCGTGACGTCCCGAGTCGGGTACGTGTCGGGATTCAGGTTCTGGACACCCGTGTTGTCCGAGATGGTGGACATGAGACCCATCTCGTTGAGCGGACCAACCGCCTCTCCCGCTTCGAAGGTCGTGGTCATGTCGAGGATGTCGGTCCGGATCGAAACCGCGTTCCCGCTGGCGTCACGATAGGTAGTCGAGGAAAACGTCTTCCGAGCGATCTCCGCGTTGAGCTTCCTCTGCTTGGGGTCCGGAGCGTCCGGAGACAGGACGGCTCCAGTGGCGCCGGTCCCTACGGCCAACATGTTGATGCCGTTCCGAGAGGTCGGCGCAAGCATCAACGTAGAGGCCAAGAGGCCTGCATCGAGGGTGATCACATTCTTGATGTGACGCTCTTCGATGAGCTCGCCGGTGTCGGCGTCCTCGACCCGGATGAAGACCTCCCCCTTCTTGGGCGTGGGGAAGCTATCTTCGTAGACCAGACCCAGGAGCATCCGAACCTGGTCGGAGAAGCTCCGGAACCTTTCCTTGAGGATTTTCATGTAGAGCTCCAGCAGGGTTCGCTGTGAATAGCGAAGATACCGGACCTACAGGAGATCCTCAAGGAACCGACGCGCCTTCTTCTTGACGGCGTTGCTCGAGTCGTTGTCCAGGATCCACTGGAGGACCTCTTCGTTCTCCGCGTGGTGGCGTACCCGGGACTCACGCGTCTTCCAGTGGAGGGAGAGGTTCCAGACAGGCTCGTCCTGGGGGGCTGCAGGCTCGGAGGCTGCCGCCTCTGCACGAGACACCATCGTGTTGGTGTCCAGGGTGCGGAAGTGCTTGCCCAGGAGAGTGCGAACCGACTTCATGTCCATCGGCTGACCATCCCAGGTCTCCCCTTCGAACACCCACTCACGGAGAGCCGCAGTGGCGTCCTTCGGGAGACTGCGACGTCCCTTCCGAGAAGCTGCAGGGCGGGGGGTAGGGGCAGGGCCTACCTGGGGGGCGGGAGTCCGCTCCTCGCGGGAAACACGGCCGACCACACGTCCGGTCTCCTCTCCTCCAATGGAGCTTCCTCCAGTGACTGTGACGCCCTCTCGGGGATTGTCCGGCTGAGAGATCCGAGGGGCGACGCGCTCCACACCCCGTCGGGGGTTGTTGTCCAGCTGACGCTTGATCTGCTGATCGTTCTTGCCCACCTCGACAGTACCGGCCTTGGCCGAGGACTTGAACCGGCCGACCACCTGGCCTTCCTGCTCCTCGACAACAGTGTACTGGCCCGCGTTCTTGGCCTGGTGAGTCCGGGGGGCGTTGTCGGGGCGGACGCTCTCTACGGTTCCGACCTCCGTCTCTTCCTCGTGGGCGGTGTTCATCTTGATCGAGGTCCGGTCCCGCCCCCTCGACTCGGGGGAGTGGACCTGGATGGGGGCGGGACGGGAACGGTACTCACCCTGGCCTTGGCTGGCGAGACCCATCCACCCCAGCTTGATGGCCTGTCGGATACTCCCTGGGTTGGTGAGCCGGATCTCGTCGCCGTTCTCCCGGGTGATCATGCTCCCTTGGAACCGGACGACTTCCCCCTTGTAGAGCTCTACGAGAGGGTCCTGACCGCCGACGCGGATCTTGGTGTTCACAATGTATTCACTCACGAGGACTCCTTAGGTCTCACCGAGGAGAGGCATGACGAGGATCGCTTCCTCCCGGACGAGCCCGGGGACGGCGTTTGCGATCTTCTCTTGGATCGTTGGAAGGAAGGATCTCTGGACACGGATTCTCGACACTACCCGAGCGCGGTTCTCAGTAGAGGAGTACACGCAAAAATCCACGAGGACATCAGGACCATCTGAACGCAACCGGATAGCGTTGGCGAACACGCCAAACAGATCTGTCGGATCATCGACAGGGCAGGACACGTTCTTGTGGGACTCTGACACGAGAACTCCAGAGGAGGTACTCTGGCTGTACCCGGTAGAGACGCACTATAATGTAGGTGTCGTACAGGAGAATGGTTATGGCCATGACCAAGACAGGGATTGCTTTCCGGAGACCGGTTCAGGTTTACCTCCCTCCTACCAAGAGTCCCGAGGTGGGGGAGGAGAGGAACGGACGAGTCTGGGACGGAGAGCGCTGGGTCAGTCCTGAGGACTGGGAGCGGGTTCAGAGGGACAGAAGCGAGGGTTAGTTCGCTGCCTCGATCTGCCCTGTGGTGACAGTAGGTCCCGGGAGCGCAGACCCGCCTGATAGTGTGAGCTCCACCCCGGAGAGAGGGGAGCCCCCTGCAAGGAGGGACCGAACGGACAGGGCGTCCAGTCCTCCCCAAGGGCCCAGCTTCGAGTAGGTGGCGCCTGCAAAGTCCTCCATCATGTAGACAGCAGCGCCATTCCCAGTGGCTCCAGGAGTCCCGTCTGGGTTGGGATCTCCAGACACTGAGCTGGGCGGAACGTTATCTCCCAGCGTGCCTTGGATGCCCCAGGTCTCTTCCCGAGGGGAGACCTCTTGGATAACGAGGAAGATCTCCTGGTTGAGACCCATGCCTCCAGGAGGAGGATTCCCCGAAGGGCCTCGTGCGTTCGGATACAGGATCGCGGTTCCGGGGCCCAGAGTGCCTCCCTGAACCACCCCTCCAGAGGCCAGCAGAACCTTGGTCGGATCGAACTGGGAGGCAGACCCCTTGATGAACGGAGACTGTTGGCCCCAAGGACCCCCAGGACCTTCCGGAACAGAGAAGGGATCCGTGGTGAACAGGCCCTCGATCGTGATCCCTACCAGACCTGTCTCGGGTCCAGGGCCGTCGCACATGCTGGAGAGGTGGACGCTCTTCCCTTCCTCAACCTCGCAGAAATCAAGGTCAGCATAACGGGACTCAGGGTCATCCGTGAACTTGACATACTGATAGGGATCCGTGAGAATGAGAGACTCAGCGGGATCAAGGTCATCGTCCGGATCATCAATGGGAGTCCCTGCCGTGACGGTTGCGGTGGCAGGCTTGTCCCAACTCTTCTCGAACGGAGGCGTCCCCTCGTTCAGGAGAATCGAGGAGTTCTCAATAGGCTCTCCACACAGGTACGTCTTCGTAACGGGACGACCGGGTGCGAAAGTGACCGTAACGGGATGGTTATCCTCAGGAAGAGGGGAGTTCAGGATGAGGTTCTGGCTGTTCTTGTCGAACCCCCAGTCGCTAACAGGCAGGACCGCTCCATCCACCTGGACCACGAACACCCTGTCCGCGAACATAGCCGAGTCTGGGACGTACACCAGAGTCGAGGTCCGGGAGGTGATAGTGACTACCTGCGGCGTGGTATCTCTCAGGAACTCACCAGAGGAAGCCGTCACGTATCGGTTGAGGACCATGCCCTGGGGGGCGATCCCTACTCCGTCGACTGCGCCTCGGATTCGATAGCGGACAAAATCCCAGCGCTGCTGGCTGATGGAGTTTGGGTCTGGAGCGCCGAACTCCACACAGCCCCTGTCCTGCTTGTTCACTGGGAGTTGGACGTACTCGACCGTAGCCCACGCAGCAGTGGGGTCCGTAGTCTCCGTCGCGAAGTCCCCCGTTGCAGAGGGGGGCAGAGGGATATCCGGACGGAAGAGACTCACGCCCCATGTCGGATCCAGATAGAGCCGTGTATGGAGGAAGTTCTGCCAGTCCATGATGACAGGGATCGCGACAGCGGAGGAGTTCGCCGCCGAGCTCGTATCTGCACGTGGGATCCTGTACCCATCGATCCCCGTTCCCTCTCGTAGCTTGATCCCCAAGGTGCGACCGAGGGAAGAGCCAGGCAGAGCCACAGGACGAAGAGGTACAGCGCTGGTTGATTCCAGGACTACTTCGCAGACCCCGGAGCCTTCCGCTCCGAGGAACGCCTGGGCAGAACCTGTGGAGGAAGCGAACCCGCTGAGGGGGGTCCCTCCAATCACCACATCGTCCACCAACAGGACGACCGTATCAGCAACCGGATCGCAGAGAATCCGATAGGTATGGGGCTCATCATCCCAGGCATAGGCCAAGGTCCCAATAGTGGCCAGAGAGCCGTCCAAGAGGAGGATAGACCCCGTATCGAATCCAATACGGACGGAGCGGACAGTGTTTGTCGCGACCGTGACGTCTACTCCGAACAGGAACCCGATCCCTACCGATCCCGAGGTGCTGGATGTCACGGAGAACCGGGCTTCGGAGACCAGACCCTCATAGGTGACTGACGAGGGATCAGGGAGACTTCGGGACCAGATCCCTGTCTCAGTTGCCGCCTTGGAGATCTCCAAAGTCTGTCCCCGCACGAACGGGGGCTGAAGGCCAAACGAGGGGTTCTGTGTCCAGCCTGCATCTACCGGAGCCCGGAGCCCGGAGAGGGAAGCCTTCGGGAGATCCGCGACCAGGGACCTCGAGTTGGCATCCTGTGTGTACAGGAGGGTATCCAGGATGATCTCCCGGACCCCGTCCAGTATGGTGACTCGGGCATCGCCGGCTCCCAGAACCCCAGACTCAACACGGAATCGCGCCTCGAAGTCTGTGGACACCTTGTTGGTGAGGAACGGCTCCACCCTGGAATAGCTGAACGTCAGCCCAATCCCGGGATCCGAAGAGGTCGCCTTCAGGAGCAGCTCTTCGGTGATGGGGGATACAGCGTAGCCGAACCCTCCGACCTCATACCAGGGATCATTGGGATCATCCGGAGGGAGAGTGTTCATCTCCGTCTGGACTGTCAACCCCTGAAGGGTCTTCGTGAGCCTCTCCGGTACAGACGAGTAGAGGACCAGGTCCCAGATAGACTGATTGGTGGCGCGGCGAGATAGGGAACCCCAGAAGGAGACTCCCTTCTTGGTTGCAGGGAGGAACAGCGCCGTCTGGGCAGGGAAGGCCGGGAGGCTCGTAAGGACAGCGACCTCTCCGGATACAGGACCTCCTACGAGGACAGTGGCCCCGCCAAGCGGGAACTCAGAGGTGGTCCTCACCGAAATGAGATCCGAGTCCCACTTGATCTCGAACAGCATCTCGGGCTCGTCATTCCCGAAGCCCGAGATGTCCGCTGGGAGTTCCGGAGAGAACGTGAGCTCATAGGTGAGACCGTCCTCTGCTTGGACGACACCACACTCGGATACCGTGTACACCCCGGCCTGATTTCCAGAGGCCACCCGGAAGCGGTTTCCGTCGGAGACTCCAGTGGGGAGATCAGCGAAGGGCACTTGGATTGTGCTCTGGCTGGTCGCTGTTCCAGTCACCTGAGGGCCGATATCCCAACTGGCTTCCAGGTGAGGATTCTCCCCATCAAGGAGCACCCCCAGATGCTGAACACCACCCACCAGGAGAGCACCCACCAGGAGGATCTGGTTCCCATCATGGACACCGAACCCTACTCCAGTGAACACCCCATCTGCCGTGTATTCCTCGACATAGAACCGGCCGCTCTCCGTGACCTGGGTGGTCATCGAGAGGTCCACATCCCTCTTGTAGTACGCTCCGGCGCCTGTCCCGTAGGAGCCTGTAGAGGCGTCTACAAGACGGTAGGTCCCGTCCCCTACCAAGGCCCCCGTGTCAGTACCAACAAGGCTCCAGGGGGTGGCTGCGGCCTCTGGAGTTGTCGTACCGAGGAACCCGCCGCTTTCGTAGAGGGCATCTGCAGAGATCGTCCCTTTGGAGACCGCCGTGGGGCTCTGGTTGAGGAGAAGTGTGGTCGGAGAGTTGAGGAGGGCAGAGTATCCTCTCTGGAACCCGACGAATCGGTGGCCGATACGCTTCGGAGAGGTGCGCTGGCCTCCTTGAAGAACCACACTCATAGGGAAGCGAGAGGTCCGGGCAGCCCCTGTCGTTCCGGAGACGCCTCCTGGAGGACGGATACCTGGGCGGGACCACGTGTTCAGGGTGAGACCTGGCGTGTTCAAACCAGCCATGGGGAAGACCGGATTGGACGCCCAGATGTAGTCGACGTCGATGCTGAGAGTTCCAGGAGCCGTCCGGGGAATGGGCGTCTCCAGAACGATCTCCCCAATGTAGGGATTGATCGAAGCTACGGGAACAGATGTCCCTTCAACGCGAACCGTGACGTCTTCTTTCCTCGCGGGAGTAGCGTCTCCCCACCCACGAACCAGAGGACCTCGAAGGGTTCGGATCCTATCCCGAGTAAGGACAGAACTCCCCGTGAAGGTGTCGGAGAGGTCGTGGATGAAGTTCCAGGCATCCGTGAAGACAGTCGCCGAAGCAGATACGTCCACACCACCCAAACGGAACAAGTTGATTTCGGGAGGGGCTGACAGGAGAACCGCTGTCCCTGCCGCATAGACAGGGGATCCTGTCGGAGCAGACAGAGCAAAGGTGAGCAGTGGCACTCCATCCACGAGGAGAGCGTAGAAAGCTCCCTTCATGTTCCGGACCAAGGAAACCGTCGTCTCAGCCAGGTCCCAGACAGCAGGGACCTGTAGGGAGAGAGCACCGCTCAGGACAGAGATGACCTTGTTTCCGGACACATCTTCAAGGACCAGGTCTATCTGGACCGTTCCGTCCGAGACAGAGAACGTGACTACACTGCTGTTCAGGGGGGAGGGAATGATCGAAGCAGAGGAGACGTCGAGAGTGAAGTCCGCGCGGAAGGACGTGCCCGTCAGGAGTCTCCCGGAGGTGTCCCCCAAGGACCAGCCATAGGAGAAGCCCGCCGACTTCGAGAGAATGAGCCCTGTTCCGGACGTGCTGGAAGTCCCAGACCCGAGTTCCGCCCCGTCCAGGTTGGGATCTGCGTCTGGAAGTACGGACCCGTCGTAGGTGTATGCCCCAGCAGGGCCTACGGTCAAGTTGTATGTGGTGGACGTCATCGGGTGGAGATCCAACACCACCCGAGAGAGGACTGAAGAATCTTGAGCTGCGGACCCCAAGGTAGGAGGGGCTGGATAGCTGGTCGTGACGCTATAGGAGGCGACGTCATCCACGCCCGGAGAGAACACAGACTCCGCCAACAAGGGCTGTGGGTTCCCGTTGGAGTTCTCGAAGTCCAAGACGACAGTCCGCCCGTCGTCTGGGGAGGGGAATGAGATCTGGACCTGGGAGACATCCCCGAAGCTCGAGAAGGTAGCGGAGCTCAGGGATATCGGGTTCCCCGAGAGGTCCTGGACTCCAACCACCGAGACCTGGTACTGCCCGCCCAGAGTGGATCCTGAATGAGTGACGATGACTGATGTGTAGCCCCCATAGGATCCTGGAGTCCCCAGAGCTACGGAGAGAGGCGTGAGTGGGACCCCGTACACATCAGTGAAGGTGTAGTTGGAAGGGGTGGTCAGTGCAGGATTGGGATCCATCTCCTCACTGAAGAAGATCTCAACCCGAAACCCGTCAAGGGAACTGGCAGAGGAGACCTTCGGAGGAATCGCATCCAGAGACCCATAAGGTCCGGTCCCGTAGGGGGATCCACCATAGCCACTTGTGACGGCAATCGGAGATCTTGGGAAAGCCGCTCCGCCATACGAGGAGTGTCCGTAGGCTGCGCCACCATATCCGAGGCCACCGAACGTCAGGCCAGGCAGGTAGACAGGCATGCAGACTCTCCCTCAGAGGTTCAGAACGATAGGGAGAGGACCGTTCCGACCCGCTACTTCTTGTCCGTCTCCTTCTTGCTCTCATCCACCTTGGCACGACGAGCCATGGCTTCCTGGGCCTGGAGAGCCCGCTCTGCCTGCTCATCGGAGTTCTGGACAAGCTCTCCGATAGCGGCAGGGTCGTTGTCCATATCCCTGCTGGGAACCGTTCCGGGAAGACGGGGGATGTCCTGTCCCTCGTTGTTGAGCTTGTCCATGGTCAGGGTGGGCTGGCTCCGGATAGGTCCGAGCTTCCAGTTCATGACCAGGTCCTTGGGGACGGACCACCGCTCCACACCTACCCAAGCCCCGCCGAAGGGCCATGAGAGTCCCGTGATACCTACCATCAGGAGATGGGTGGGGAGGAGGGGATCCTGCCTGATCTCCCCACAGCAGACTGTGACTGACCCATTCTTGGGGTTGTCGGTCTTGAGGACAACAAGGATGACGCGCGTTCCAGCCATGTGGGAGATCTCCGGATGAGGGATCTCCCACTCTACCTACGATGAAGGCCCGACGCAGGGCCGGGCCTTCGAGAGTCTGGGACTCGTCAGGATCAGGTGACGCTGAGGTACTTGACCCGGTAGGTGTGGCCGGAGGCGAAGATGTTCGCTCCGATTGTCACCCGACCGATCGAGCCCGCTCCCGTGTTGTCGATCTTGTACTGGGTGGCGCCGGAAGGCGAGCCGCCGTTGCCCTGGTTGGCCATGTCCGCGATACCGTTGCGGTACACCTCGTTGTAGTTGTCCTCGTTGGTGCCGATGAGGGCAGCCACCGCCAGGTCCTTCGTGGAGGGGTTGGCGTTGGTGAAGGTGCCCGCCGCGTGGGTCTCCTCGCGGAACCGGATGTTCAGGCGGTCCAGGGAGAGGACGTTCGCGTTGAACTCGGTATCGGTGATCTTGTTGACCTTGACACCAGAGGCACTGACGGACAGCGTGGTTCCGTCGAGGTTCACACTGAGCGTGGAGCCCGCACCACCGGCGATACCGTTGCCCTGCGCGGCGAGTCGGAGGTTGGCGGAGCCGTCGGCCTCGAGGCCCGTGCCCGCGATGGCGTTGATGTCGACACCGACACCGTTCGCGACCACGTTGACCGGCTGGATGTTGCCGCCAGTGGTGGAGTCAGCGTCCACACCGACGGTATCGGCGAGGACGGTGATACCGTTGCCGGCTCCGACATCGAAGGTCTGGCCCGACTTGGTCAGACCCGCACCCGCGTTGATCTGGCCGGCACCGGTGAACTGGACCCACGCGGTGTTGTCGTAGGTGTAGCCGAGGTTCTCGTAGTACGAGGCCTCGCCGGTGATCAGCGCCGCGTTGCCCTCTGCCGGCGCGGTGAGCGTCGGGGTGTTGCTGGTTCCGTCGAAGTCGGCGAGCTTGTTCTCGTCGGTCCCGTCGGAGAGGGGGGCGAAGAGAGCGCCGGCCGAGACGATGCAGCGAGTGCCGGAGGGCACGAAACCGCCGCTGTGGGAGACGATCTTCTTCCAGTCGGTGCCGTTGTACTCAGCGATGTCGCCGGCCGCCAGGAGATCCGAGGAGCCCGCCGAGGGGGTTCCTGCGTCACCGGCCACGACCGCCCAGCCCGCCAAGGGGGAGAGGGCGTCGATCTGAGCCACGGTCCGGGTGCCCTGGTAGTCCAGGACGACAGCCGGGGCCAGCCACTTGAGCCCGGAGGCAGCGGCATCCACATACGCCTTGTTGGCGACGTGGTTGGCGTCGATCATGGTGCCGGTGACGAACAGACCCTTGGCAGTGACGCCGTTCGGGAAGGTCCAGTCGGCGCTGGAGTTGAAGGTGACTTCGGAGCCGACGTCAACCGCGACATCGTTGGCGTTCGCCACGATGCCGGTGCCGCCGCCAACCGCGAGGACCGTGCCACCACCGCCCGTGAGACCGTTGCCAGCCACGGAGGTGTTGAGCTGAGTCTCGGTGACACCACCGTCAGCCACCTTGACGCCCGAGACGCCCACTGCGAGAGTCGCACCATCGAGGTCCACGCTCAGGGTCGACCCCGCGCCGCCTGCGATACCGTTGCCCTGCGCGGCGAGACGGAGGTTCTCCGAGCCGTCATCCTCCAGACCGGTTCCCGCGAAGTCAGAGACGTCGACGTCGAGGGTGACCGCGGCACCCAGAGCCACCGAGCCGCCCGTCTTCAGACCGTCGCCCGCCGTGACGGTGACGCTGGAGTTGGAGAGCTTGGCGTTGGCGATGGAGCCGGCCAGCATGGCGTTGGTGATACCGAGCGCCTTGACCCGGACCACGTCAGCGTTGGTCTCGATGGAGGAGTCGTCGACGTTGACATCGAGAGCCGCTCCGTTGGCGACCAGGCCATCCCCAGCGAGGGTGTCGGAGGTCGCGCCGCCGACCTCGACGACCGTCCAGCCATCGGTTCCGACCGTCGCGCCGCCCTGGTCCGCATCCACGCGGAAGAGCTTGTCGACATCGGTGGAGCCCTCGAGGACCTGCACGTACCAGCCAGCTGCCTCAGCGCCGGTGGGAGCGTCCTTGGTCCGGGCCCAGGTGTTGTCGTCAGTGCCGCCACCGTCGACCGTCATCTCGTAGAGGCCGTCCTGGCTGGCGGTGGACTGGGCGGGAACCAAGATCCGGTCACCGACCGACAGGGTAACGCCATCAACCGCGTCCGGGGAAGAGCCGCCGGTCAGGTTGATGTTCCCCTGCGCCTTGACGCGGACCGGGGTCTTGAAGGTGTCGTTGTTCGGAGCGAGCTTGACGCCGTCGGCGTCTCGCGTCATACCGAAACCGATCTTGACCTGCATTCCCCCGGAACCGTCGTCCTCGACGCCAGGGTTGGTGGCCATCCGAAGCTGCTCGAAGGCGATTGACATGAAGGACTCCGTGAAGGGGGGGGGGAGACTGCTCTCGCCCTACGGAGCCCAGATAGGCCCACTATTTATATCAGGTCTTCGGGTACACGAGCCGATAGTTGTGAGTCTCGATGGTGATGTCGTCACCGATCTCGAGGTTCCCTGCGTTGATCCGATACTCGTATTCGTTGGTCGGGACAGCAGGACCGACGTTATCCACCTCAGCGATCCCGTTCTTGTACAGGATGACGAAGCCCGCCAGGTCAGCAGCTGTATCCAGAGTCTCAGTGATCGCCACGCTGGACACAGTCCCGTCCCAGGTGAAGGAGGCACTTGGGAAGAGATCCTGCTGAATTCCCGCCAGGATAGCCGCGCTAATGATTGGGTAGACGATCCTGTATGTGTCGGTGGGATCCAGGGTAACGTCCGCTCCGATCTCCAGGACATTGGAGACGATCCGATACTCAAACTCAGTTGTAGGGGCTGTGGGGCCCACGTTGTTGATGTCCGAGACGCCGTTCCGAAACAGGACGATGATCCCAGCATTCATGACATTTGAATCTGGGATAGAGGACAGAGTCACCGAGGAGACCGAACCGTCCCAGGCAAAGTCGGTGGCCGCAAACACGTCCTGAGCGGCTCCCACAAGGGAGCCCCCGCCACCCCCGCCTCCAGTTACGACGACGTTGGCTTGGCCTCCTCCAGCGTCCGTAACCGTGACTCCAGAGCCGGTGAAGTTGAGAATCTTGAACGCACCGAGCCCGGTCCCTTCATCCTCTACGGTGATGGACCCAAGACCTCCTGTCAGGTTCATTGCCGTAGCTGAGGAGGTCCCATGCTCATGAATGTAGTAAAGGTCCCCCAGGACAGAACCACCAGCTCCGTCCCCAACCCACAGAACCCCCTTGCCTGAGATGAACGCTGTGGGAGGGGCTTCCGTCTGGATCAGATAGGTGGGGTCGAGGGGACCAGGGACAGTGAGCTTCCCGGTATCTGTGTTGTAGATCATCGGGTTGGCGTCGCCGACCCCGAAGGTGATCTCATTCGCCGCTGTGACTCGAATCCGCACAGCCTCAGGGAAGGTGCCCGCCGTCATGGTTTGGCTGGCGAACCCTCCGAGAGCTACGTCCAGGCCTGTGTCTGCATTGAGGAAGAAGACCTCAGCTGTTTCCCCTCGAGAGGCAGTGGTGAGGAGAATGACCCCACCGCCTGCGTCTGAGGCAACAAGCTCCAGAGTAGCGTTGAGCTTCCCCAGGACCGCGAACAGGTTGTCAGCCGCGTCTATTGCGACCTCGACCGCCCCCATGTCGGTCCCGAACCGCACCGTTCCGGTGACACCCCCGACGAAGGCACCAGATGCTTGGAGAGTCGCAGGAGTGGCGGCCTCCGGACGGACGAGAACCACGTCTCCAACTGTTCCGGCTTCGGAGTCTCCAGGGACCAGGTACAGGGAGGCTCCATCTCCGCCCCCTGCGGCAGCACCACGACCCGCTTGGACATAGACAGAGCCTGCGGGGAGAGGATTCGCGAGGGAATCACCCCCTCGGAGGATCGCTCGACCTACTTGGTTCCCACCAGCCGCAGACTTGGACCCCACACGGATGTTGTAGTTGTGGTGGCTTGGAACTCCTGTAGCGTTCGCCAGGAGGAATGCAGTGGACCCGAAGGGAGCATCAGGAGCCCAGATCTCCTGGCCCATGAGGACCTCAGGCCCATTTCCGTACGGGTTGGGACTGAGCTGGAGCTCCGGCTTGTTGATAGCCCCCAGCCTGAAACGCCCGACAATATCGAGGCCCCCGTCGGTGCTTCCTGGGGGAATGGGATCGGAGGGGGCAGCGGCGTCGACGATCTCGACTGCGCCTTGATCCGCCACGATACGACGACCGGAGCCCGGAGAGCCCCCGCCATCGTAGGCGTCATCGAGAGTACGAACCGCGACTGCGACTCCCCAAACCTCATCGATAGCGGCCTGTACATTCTCTGCCGCCAGTCCCGTAGCGGTGTTGTCGAAGAACTGAGTGCTTGAGAGAACCGTAGCTGCGAGGACTCCAGGGTTCCCGGAGGGGAACGAGAGAGCCCCGTGGTCAACACTCCCCATAGTGAGAGAGGTGGTCCCTGAGATGCCTGCCGTGTCATACAGAAGAGCGCCGAAGCGGCTCCAACGGATGACTGACACCACATCCCCAGTAACGGCACCCCCGCCAGGATTGAAGGCTATGTCTTGGGTAGCCGCACCAGAGATCTTCGTGAGCTCAACATCGAGGAAGTCGGCCTCGGAGCGGATCCCATAGGAGCCGCTCGACGCAATGGAACAGTCCCGGAGCTCGAGGGTCGACCCTGCCCGGGCATGGATCCCCCGGATATCGACGGTCGCATTCCAGAGGGATGCTGTTGTCCCATCCCCTACGATGAGCGCATAGCTGTCTGCCGAGGCTCCTGAGTTCGAGGAGAGGATTCCACCCCGAACCCGAAGAGCGCTCGTCCCTGCAGTGAGGATAGCAGGTCCTTGGGGAGAGGCCCCTCCTTCCGCCGAGACTACACACTGGGACAGGGTGAGGGTTCCTGCCCCGGAAAGGCTGAGTACAGCATTGGCTGAAGTGTCGGGATTCTCGAAGTACAGATTCGTGAGGTTGACCTCGTCCAAGGATCCCGCAAGGAAGACGGAGTGGGCTGCCGTATCGTTTTGGATACGGACCACCTTGGTCTCCCCACCCCCAGGGGCCCCGAAGACGTGAACATGCGAGTAGAAGGTGAGGTCTTCTGTGTAGGTGCCTGGACGGACCAAGACAGCCCACGGAGCAATCGCCGTAGGGGTCTGTGTCTGAGCGTAGTCGAGGGCCTCCTGGATCGTCTGGTAGTCTCCCTGTGCGGGGTCCACATAGAGGAGCCGCCCTCCTGACCCCGCCTTGGTGATCAGAGAGAGGAGAGAAAGGAGGTTCCCGTTCTGGTCGTCCGCCCACCCCGCTGCTGTTCCGTCTACTGGAACGGGGACTGCATAGACACCCTCACCCGCAGCAACCAGCTTCAGGTCCCCGAGGGAGGTGAGCGCCCGGAGCCGCACGAACTGTTCGGTGCTTCCTGTTCCGTCTGTAAACACCAGACGGATGAGATAGGGCCCCTCGACATCAACGGTGAAGGAACCAGGGCTCTTGGCGACAGCGGATCCCGAGAAGGATGCCGTGGAGCCTTCGGGAGCGAAGGCAATCGTCCAGGAGTATACGGTTCCCGCGTTGACGGAGTCCAGCAGGACTACATCATTGATCTCAAGGTCGTCCCGAGACGCATTGATGACACTCGGCTTCGCTACCGGTGCGGTGACAGAGCTCTCGATAGATGCAGTAGCCATCTACAGGTCTCCTGCAAGATGCTGGATCATACGATGCCCACCCGGATGAGCGTCAACGCGCGTCCCCGGAAATCTACGTCATGGGCAGACACAGACGCCTGCAGGGACACAACTTCAGAGCCTGTCGTCGTTACAAGGGCGCGTGCCATGATGGAGTCGAAATCGTTGGTGGTGATGGAGATTCTGCGAGGATAGCCCTGGGCTGCAGCATCCATGTAGATCTGCACTGTTGTCACAGCGTTGCCGTGGCCCTCGATCTCCGCATCAAACACCACCAGCCAAGTTCCCGCAGGAGGTGTCCAGGACATCCCAGTCACGATGGACGGGGTTGGAGAGCTGATGTTGCTCAACGTATCCGTCTCTATGATGTGGATATCCGCTCTTCGGGGCGCGCTCGCCAGAGTTGCAGGAGTCACAGCCCGAGTGGTGTCAGTTCCTGAGTCCACCTCAGATTGCGTCGCGAGCTCTACCTTGCCGGCGACGGTGGTGGACGCCTGCACCACTGTAGGGTTCGGATAGCTGCCTTGCAGATCACCACCGGCCGCCTGTCCCGACTGGATCACCGTAGCTGCAGCAGCCAGTTTTGCGGGAGTCACGAATCGAGCGTCATCCGTCCCTGTGTCGACCTCCGCCTGGGTAGCGACCTCCGCCGCGCCTCTGAGAGTCTCCGTCGCCTGTACGACCAGGCCCCCATTGGTTGCGTTCGAATGGTCATGCGTCGCGTTGCTGTGGTCGGTGATCGTCGGATTGACAATCGTCTTGTTGGAAAGGGTCTGGGTGGAGTTCGTGTCCACCAAGGTCTTCCGAGAGGACCCATCACCCACCGTGAGGACGTCATCGTCCGAATCCCAAACTACAGAGCCCTCGGTCGTCTGGACCGGACTCGTGGAAGTCGGAACAACGATCGTGCCTCCGGAAGCATCCAGCGCACCCGTGAGGGCGTTCCGCGCGGCATTGCCCGCCAGCAACATGTACTGGTTGTGGTCGTCGAGATGCAGGTTTGCCAGCGCCGAATGTTCGGCAGGAGCCGCTGTTGATCCAGGACCTTCCGCCACAATAGAGGGTCGGATGTCGAGGATGGAAACGATATCCGTCGTTCCCTGCTGGTAGACGAAAGCTGCCAGAGGAAGAGCGTTGGCGTTGAAGATCTCCGGAGGGACCGCCAGAGAAGCCCCTTCAGCCGCCACTTGAGAGGCGTACTCTGCCTGCGCGTACACGACATGCCAATAGGTCGTGCCTTCGTTGATATTGACGTAGACCGCGCACTTGACCCACTGACCTGCAGTGATCGGAGAGAGCCCGGACCCGGCGGGATCGTAGTTGGTAGCGTCCAGAGCAGTGGCGGCGACCGTGACATCCCAAGTCGCCCCGTCCCGATACCAGTAGTTGAACACGCAGGGAGTGGCGGAAGCAGAAGCTGTGTACTCGACATCCCCTTGGTAGAACCTGCCCGCCCCTACCTGGAACTGCAGACTGGGTCCTGAGTACTCTGTGACGGCCAGCCCGGTGATCCAAACAGACCCCACAGCTGTCGCCACCCACTCATGACGCCGCAAACGGAGGAACTGAGAGGGGACGATGTTACGCGACAGGAAGGCAACGACAGAGTCATCGGTACGCCCTGCCGCGAGAAGGACGTTGGTCTCGAGGTCCGGGGTGGTACCAGCCAGGGAAGCAGTCCCCGCTGAATCCACATAGACGTAGAAGTCGCTATCCGCCGAAGCGATGACCTGCTGCCCGCTCCATACTACGTAGACAACTCCAGTCCCCGTGTTGACGAACCCTTTCCCCGCCGCCACGTCCAGGGTGAATCCAGAGTTGATGGTAACCAACCCGCCCTCGACCCAAGCAGTCGCCGCAGTCTCGCGGGTGTAGGTGGCGAGAGGGACGCGCTCGATGGTCGTGGCGCCGGCCCAGAGCTCCTCGATAGCGTTGAAGCCAGGGAATACGGACCCCGTGTCCGTGAAGCTCCCTGCGAAGGTAGCGGCAGCCCCGAGACTAAAAGTGGAGCTGTCCAGCGACACGCCCCGAACAGTCAGGGAAGCCAGCGCCGTATCGGCCAGTACGATGCTGCTCCCGGTTGTGATGAAGGTGCAGCCCGAAGACTCCAGGGTCCCCCCCGTTGCGGTGATCTCAACACCCGTTGCCACACCATTGTGGTAGTTCGCGAAGAGCTGCATTTCGCCGGTGTTCTCGACGTAGCAGGCGTGGGTCGTCAGGTCCCCATTGGTTCGACAGCCCGAAGCTCGGAGGGTAGAGTTCGCCCCATCGCTGTGGAACACCTTGCCTACAGTGGCGGCAGCCAGAACCAGAGCCCCCTCCACGTTCATCAAGCCGCCTGCAGAGCACTTGAAGGCGCTGGAAGTCGTCCCTGCAGTGATAAACGGGGTCCTGACGCTGATGCCCGGACTGTTCGCGGAAGCCTCGCTCAGCCAACCGATGTCGCAGTCCTGAATCCTGCAGTCCTGGAGCTCGATATCCGCCGCTGCGGCGGGAAAGTGGAATCCCGCTGCACCCGATCCGGAAGCTCCCTGGATCTGAATACCAACGACATCGGTGTCGTTGGTCAGGACCAAGCCGTGCTGCCCCGCTCCCGAGTTCTGGCAAATGAGCCGAGTGACCGCGTGTCGGCCCGGACAGTTGACACTGACGTAGGCGGGGATCGTGAGCGGGTTGTTCTCTGAGTAGTCGCCAGGGTAGATCTCGACCAGGATACGATTGCTGGGGGACGCCACTCCCGCAGCTTCGGCCAGCGCCGCTTCGATGGTGGTGTGGTCTGCACCTGCAGTTGCTACGGTGATCAGACCCGCCGGGTCATCGATGGCGACATCGATGTCCTCGATCGCTTTCTGAACATCGTCTGCGGAGATGTGCTGGAGACCTGAGTCGTCGAAGCCAACCCGTTCGGCCTCGTCCATGAAGGTGTCGCCCGCGTCGGTTCCGGAGAAAGCCGACAAGGTGGCGACACTGGATGACGCGTCCAGTGTCTTAGACAGAGACGTCCCCGCCGCCCCGGAGATCGCGTCAGTCTGGATGAGGCTTCGGACCTGAAGATTGAATCCCAGGCTCACCGTACCTTGTAGGTCGATGACCTCCTGACTACTCCCGCCCAGAACCGTCTGGGTGAGATCCATCAGGTGCGCTCCGGCACCCGAGAACACGAACAGCGGGTTGGCGCCAGCCTCCGACAGGAGCTTGCTCAGCCGGATCTGCAGGATGTGTACCACCCCCGAGAAGGTGATTGGAGTAGACACTCCCGCAGTCATCGCAATCAGAAGGTGCTGGATCCGAGTCAGGTTCGTGATCGCCACCCCGTTGGCGAACTCGACGCGCGGCTGGGCCTCAAAAGCCGGAAGGAGGACGCCGAAGCCCACGCCCACCCAGGTCGTATCCGCGAAATCGTAGGCCCCCGCAGGGATCGTGCAAGGCGAGGAGATGGAGTTGTCGAAGACGAGACGCTTCTTCCCCTCCGCTGCGGTCAGCGCAGCGTACAGGTCAGCGAAGTCCGTGAAGATGTTCCCTGTCTGGGTGCCTCCGGGACGGAACACGAACTCAGGGACTCCAGGGCTCGAGGCGAGGGTGACCGCAGTCTCAAGAGCCTTCAGATTGGCGTTCTGCTCGTTCGCCCAACCCTCAGGATCCACATCTACCGGGATGGTGCCGGTGCCGTCACGACGCTCGCCAGCTGCGACCAGTGTGAGGCCCAACTCTTCGGTGAGTGCTCGGAGCCGGACGTACTGTGTGTCCTCAGTTGGGAGTCCCGAATCTACGACAAGTCGCACGAGGTACGGGCCGGGGATGTCAACCGTGAACGAGCCGGGACTTACCGCAGTGGTGGTTCCCGAGAACGTTGCGGCAGAGCCCTCTGGAACGAACACGAGAGTCCAGTTGTAGGTCGTGGCTGAGTCCAGAGAGGACACAACTACAACGTCCGTAGCGACCAAGTCATCCCGACTGGCTTCATCTACGGCACTTCCACCATTCCGGAGACTTTGGATTCTCGCAGCCACGATGACCCCTTCTGGGAGGGCTCCTGAATAGGCCAGCAACCGCTTCCCTTCTCGGTAGAGTACTACATGTCACAGAGATACCAAATGATGGCAGCCCTGTTGGACGACCCCACAAACAGGGCAATCATGGAGAGGGAGAGCCTCCGCCGGGACAGGGGGAAGGTCTTCAAGCCCCTACTCCCTCCGGTCAAGGTAGACAACGGATGGAAGTTCTACGCCTTCCGAGAGTCCGTGTCAAGCTTGGCCCCCGCCAACCCCAATGCCTTGAGCGAGTTCGAGGTGTTCTCCGACGGGGATAAGTGGTTCATCCAAGACCCCGCCGAGACAGAGATCGGTCCCTTCGATACCAGCAGGGAGGCTCTCAACGAGGCCCGTGCTATGGCAGAAGCGCACGGGTTCACTCTCTTGAAGAGGCTGCCCTGGGATCAGGAAGACTTGAACGGACACCCTATGTAGGTTCGGAGTCCGCCAGGCTCTCGAAGAACCGCTCGTGATGCATCCAGCCCTGGCGGGTTAGGAACCCCCACTCCCGAACTGCTCGGCCGGTGAGGACCAGAGTCCAGACCGGAGTATGCCCGAGAGTGAGCCGGTGAGGACGAGCCGCCGGAATCACGTTGATCGCAGGAGCCTTGAAGAAAGAGTCCCCTTCGGGAGTCTCCTCCCTGTAGGATCCCTTGAGGATGAGGGATACCATCCCCACCGCATGATCGTGTAGGGGGCGCTTGGGGTCGTCTGAGGCCAGGATCTTGTGGAGCCGTATCTGGAACAGGAAGGTGCGGAAGTACCACCGCTCCATGTACTCCTGTTCTTCTATGATCAGCTTGTCGTGACAGACCTCGAGAATCCCACGCCAGCCCAGACGGAGGTACGTGATCCGGCCGAACCCGTGAGAAGGCTTGGTCAACCAGAGCATGGCCATCTACTGGACCTCCATCTCGGGAGGGAGTTCGATGAGCTGGATCTCCATCACGGTTTCGAGGTCCTCCGCTTTGTAGGAGAGTCGGACTACCTCGATGTCGATCACCAGAGAGAACACCCGAGGGAATCCCCCTACCACCACAGAGAGGTAGATCTCGTCTGCGTCAGTGGAGCCATCGACGATCTGGCCTCTCACAGTCTTGGCCTCGGTCTTGACATTGACGATAGCGCCGATAGGGAGGACCCGAACCCGGACCGCCAACGGGAGTTCTTCAGAGGATCTCTCGGGGATCGCCCGTGTGTCGGAGACCTTCTGTAGGAGGATGGGAGGGGCCCCTCCCAGAGAGATCCCGTAGTACTCAGGCTTCCCGCCGGAGAAGGCGATCTGGTCGATAGGTGTCCAATCTCCCACCAGGGTTCGTCGAAGGGAGATGATGCGGAACTCCCGACCGGATTCCCCCTCCCGCTCCTCGATTGTGACGGGGTACTGGCTGATGGCGTGGCGTCCGTCGACCCACATCTCTGCGATCTCTCTACGCTGGGGGACTCTGGATTCCTTCCCAGCGTAGACGGTGAGGTAGAACTCCCTCCGATCAAGAGGGATCACCAGATCTCCCGTCTCCCAGGAGGACCCCCCATAGTCGAACGTCTTCGGGCGTAGAGAGTGGGTAGTCGCGAAGCCAGGGATCCCAGACTTCCTCCCCGTGGTCTGCGTATGGATCTCCGTCCCGTCCGTGAAGACGATGAAGAGATCCAACCCCGCAGGGAACTCAGGAGGGAGGCAATGGGTAGTGGGCATGGTAGCTCCAGGGTTGGAGTTACCGCTTGATCCCACAATGCCCAACACAGCTATGGCCGCCCCGGAGAGGGGGCGGCCATGACGGCGGCCAGGCAGAGCCTGGACTACCGTGCGATCGTCAGGCGGCAGAGGCCCTTGGGGTTGAAGGCCCCGATGCCCAAGTTTTCGAAAACGCTGAAGCCAATGGTGCGGGCGCGCGGGTCGTCGGCGCTGAGGACCGTGAGCTCGGTACGGACCGGAATCCGACCGAAGTTCTCGGGCTCGCAGCAGATGTAGACGAATCCGGCCGGCACGAGGCGGCTGACGATGACGCTGGCACCCCAGAGGCGACCCATGAGGCCGGTCTGGATGAGGTCGCGCTGGGTCTCGACGTCGAGGATGTCCCGGCCGAACTTGCGGATGTCCGCGTAGTCGACGGCGTTCATGAACACCCGGGCCACCCGGAGGTCGTGCTGCTCGACCGCGGCGAAGGCGTCCGCGAGGACAGCGCCGGAGATCGGGGCGACGACGGGGATGTCGGGGTTCTCACCACCGGCGATGGAGTCGAAGCCGTTGGTGGCGATCGAGTCCATGATCGCGAAGACGCGCTCGTCCTCGGCGGCCTGGATCTGGGCACGGGCCAGGTCCTGGGCGCGCTCGATGAGGTCGAAGCGGCGCTCCTTGATCTGCGTCAGCGGGATCTCCGGGTTCGAGGCGATCTCGAACAGCGGGAAGGACACGCGCCGGGGCTTGGTGACGGCGACGATGTTCTCGCCTTCCTCACCGACCAGGTACGCGGTGACGTCCGGATCCTTGTCGTAGATGGGCAGCGCGCCATCCGGGAGCTCTTCCACGAGGAAGGTCTTCCGGCCGACGGCCATGTAGTCCCGGCGGAGCCGGAGGGGCTGGGTCATCGACGCGGCGAGCTTGTGACGGCCAGCCTGGGTGCCGATGAACTCGCTGATGAGGCGAGCCTTGACTGCGTTGGTTGCGGGCATTGTAGTCCCTCCTCAGACGCGCTGGTCGAAGACGATCTCGGCCTGCGTAGAGTCCGAGGGCATCTTGAGGACAGCGAGGGTGGTGGCGGTGGTGCGACCGTTGGTGACCTCGGAAGACCAGGCGGCGGTGGCGTTGAGAGCAGCCACGGCGGAGTCGTGCGTCGGCACGAGGTAGCCGTTGCGGCTGGCCATCAGGCCCATGCCGGCGGTGTAGGTCAGGTCGTCACCGATGGTGTAGGCACCGGTGGAAGCGGCAGCCTGCGTCTCGAACAGCTGGGACGCGTGGGTTCCCTGCGCCGAGGTGTAGGGGCCCTTGTTGGAGGCCACACCCGGCTGGTTCTCGAAGCTGTTGCCGACGGCGGTGTTGATGAACAGGCCCAGCGGCGACGTGTTGAACGCGTCGTGCGCGGAGCCGGCCTCGGACGGGCCGCCGATGTAGTTGTCGCCCTCGTCGGGGCGGGTGAACGCCACGGATCCGGAGAGGACGCCCAGCACGGCGGTGTCAACGTTGGTCGACACGGTGCTGGAGGTGGTCAGGTTGGGAGGGTTGGTCTGGGTGAAGGCATCGGCCGCCAGCTGACCCACCGTGTTCCGCACGCCGACGTGCAGAATCCGAAGGGCAGAGGAAGACTCGGTCCATCCACCGCTCGCCTGTCCAAGCAGAGGCATTTGTTCTCCTGCTCATTGTTCACAGAGAGTGGTTGAGGAGGCTTGGGGGGAGGACCCACCCTTCGCCAGAGCCAGTAGCTCCACCTTCAGGGACGGATATAAATCCGGTATTGGGAGTCTGAAGGAAAAAGAAGTCCTCCAGCATCTAAAAAACAGAACTGGCCCGTGGATTGGACTTCCACGGGCCAGCTATCAGGCTCTGTGGCCTGATCCGATCAGATGAGCGCGGAGACGTCGGGAGCCGACTTCCACAGGTTCTCGAGCTGAGCCACGTCGGAGTCGTTGGACGCCGTCCGGACGTTGCCGAGGCTGGAGGCACCGGTGCTCGCCTTCTTGGGCTGCGGCCGGCGCTCGGGCTCGGTGGCGGCCTCGCGGTTCGCGCCGGGGGTCTCGCTGTACAGGGAGGCGAGCACGGTGGCGGCCTCCTCGTCCAGGTCGTCGTCGGCGAGGATGGTCATGGGATCCTCCTCAGCGAGATCGATCTCGAGCTCGGTGTCGCCGGAGGGCTCGTCCATGGAGGGCTCACCCATGCCGCAGGGCTCGTCCAGCATCCCCTCTTCGCGGAGCATCTCCTCGAGGAGCAGGTCGTCGGCCTTCTTGTCCAGCATCCCCTCTTCGCGGAGCATCTCCTCGAGGAGCAGGTCGTCGGCCTTCTTGTCCGTGGCGGCAGCCTTCGGGGCGGGGTCCTCTTCCTCCTCCTCCTCGGCGAGGCGGATCAGAACGCGCTCGAGCCGGGCGATCCGGTCGCCGTCGTCATCCTCGTCTTCCTCAGCCAGCTTGACGAGGATGCGCTCGAGCCGCGCCACGCGGGTCTCCAGCTCAGCCGAAGCCTTCTTGGTGGCGGCCTCCTCGTCCAGGTCGTCGTCGGCGAGGCGGATCAGAACGCGCTCGAGCCGGGCGATCCGGTCGGTGTTCTTGGAGATCTTGGAAGAGGCTTCCTTGTCGGTGTCGTCCTCACCGTCGCCGTCCAGACCGAGCCGCTTGAGGCTGGCGGTGATGGAAGCGTCGGGGAGGTGCATCAGCTCGATGGCCTGCGCCTCGATGGCGGCGACCTTGGCGGGGCTGTCGGGCTCGCCGAGCATGGCGGTCGCGATGCGGACGCACTGGGAGGCGCGACGGTTCGTCTCGGGAGAGATCTCGTCGGAGGCGGACTTGCCGGCCGGGTGGTCCGAGCCCTCGTCGGGCGTGGCGGGGTGGGCGCTGTCCGGGTAGGGGCCGGGGTGCGGGTGCGGGTCAGAGGCCCACGAGGAGGTGTCGCCGTTCTCGTAGGCGTCGGCGGTGGGGTCCTCACCGTTGCCTGCGGGAGAGGCCGGACCCTCGTCGGGGGTTGCGGGGTGGGCGGAAGCTCGACGAGCTTCCTCGATCCATGAGAGGCGCTGACGTGCCATTAGGAACTCCTCGGGGAGGATGACTGCGGGTTGTTGAATTGCTCCCACTGGGAGAGCAGGGAGCCGACCCGGACAACAACCCGGAATTCGGCGGGACTGATGCGGCGACCCAGGAGGTGCTGCATCCGATTCACGTACTGCTGAGTTCCAGCGTAGCGAGAAGAGGAGCCAGCCTCGAGAGCGGCGCGATAGATGGAGACGGGGATCCGGATATCGTGGGCGATGTTGATCCGAGCGACCGAGTCGACGAGAGCGATCTGAGAGGTCGCATGCCGGAGAGCCGTTTCCACCGCGATCTTGTAGCGACGGCGGGTGTTGGAGGCTACCCGGGTCCGGGCTTCCCTGTTCAGAGTGTCATTGGGCCAGTCGGAGTCCCCAAGGGTCTTGTCACCCTCATCGGAACGCATCTCGGAGCGGAGGCGGTCCTGCACGCGGTCCTTGACTCGGTCAACCAGGTCATCTTCGAGCTTCTGGAGAGTGTCCTTGGTCTCGGGCTCCGGGGTTGGCTCTGGCTCTTGTTCCTCGTTGTCCTCGTCCCCTTGTCCAACCAGGAACCTTTGGGGGTCGAACTTGGCTGCCTTCATCATGGCAGCCTCCGACCACGAGGGACCTTGACTGGCGAGGATCCGGCGAATCTCGGACTCGCGCTCATCGAGGTTGGCGATCTGCAGGATGTTTCGCATCACCGCGCCAGTGAAAGCCGGGATCCCAACCCAGCTGGCTTCGATGAAGTTGACACCCCCCGTCTCGTTGTGAGAGATGTGGCCGCAGAGCTCGGCGATGATCCGACGCTCGTTCCGCTCGTCGAGGAAGGTGTCGAGCTTGGCAACCTTGACGTGGTCGCAGAGGTCGGTCTCGTCCACCGCCACGTGTCCGCACTTGGTGCAGATCGTGAAGTCGGTGGTACAGCCCATCGAGAGGGTGTTGAGACGTCCGGACTTGATGTCCGAGATCAGGGAAGCATGCTTCCGATTGGTCGCGACCAGGATGTCGATGTAGACCGAGTCCCCAACATCCCGAGCGACCGCATCGATGATCCGGCCCTTGGACTTGGAGGCAACCTGGACATGCTCGAGGAAGTTGTGGCCCCCGACGAAGGTCGGATAGCTGGCCAGCAGCACTGGGCGAGACCAAGAGTCCCCGTTGTTGTTCACATACTGGGAACTGGTGGGCCTGATGTAGTAGTCGCCATAGCGACGGTCAATGGTCGAGTTCCCTACCTTGACAGTGCCCATACGGACACCCGGGACGGGATCGATATCCACCGACGCCACGATGGTGCAGTGCGAGAAGAGGTACTTGTCGGGATCCAGAGGCCCGCCGAGGATCAGACGAGCCTGATCCGACAGGTTGGCCGAGGAAGCCCCGGACGTCGCCTTCCGACGCATTTTGCCCCAACCACGCCCGGTGATCCGGGGATGGGTGAGCATCGCATATGCTTTCTTGGAGTGAGCCATTCTATGCGCAGCTTGGGTTGTTGACGATGTCGGAACTCTTCCGCCGAGCCCAATAGGCTCTGAGAGAAGCCGCTATCTTGTTCCGGGTTTCCTCAGAATGCGGTTTCCGAGGCCCCTGCTTCGAGACGGAAATCCGCGCACACTGCTCCGGCGTGCGCTTCTGCCCCTGGAGTTTCTCTGAGATCTTGGCTTTGGTCTCAGCGGTGTGAGGGCGTCCAGGCCTCCCCTTTCGGGCTTCTGACATAGCCTGGCAAATGGCAGGGGATCTCTTCTGTCCTCGGTTGGAGTCAGCTATCTTCGCCACTGTCTCCGGGCTGTGGTTCCATTTCCTACGAGACACGGACATCTTCTTCCGGGTTTCTTCGGAAGCCTTGGTCCCGGTACGTGCTTGCCGAATCCTCTCGCAAACCTCAGATGTCCTCTTTCGCCCCTTGTTGGCGATCGAAATCTTCCTTCGCGTCTCTGCCGACATAGTCTTCCCAAGCCGCGCTGCAGAACGTTTCAAACGAACTTCGTCTGAAACGTAAACCGACCCTTCATCTGTCCGGACATCCCCGATATTGTAGCCCTTGTCTCGGTTGTGGGTATCGAAGTGGCCACACCAGAACGCTTCCCTGTGGGCCCGCGTCATCGCATCCGGGACTACCTCAAGAATCTCAAACTGAAAGGTGGAGGATCCGTAAAGGTTCCAGGACCTCTGGAGATGGTTGTTGCAATGAGACCCCGCCACCAGCGAACGTTCATGGCCTCGCCACCGGGCCTCCATATTCTTGGATCTCCCGACGTACCTCTTCCCATTCTGGGTGTTGAGGATGGAATAAATGCCCGGAGTCATCCCCCACCCCCCATATTGACGATATCAGAACTTTTGATCAGGAAGAGACAGGACTTGCAACCGAGGAGCCGCTCGCTGGCGCCGTCCAACCTTTTGTAGATGGCGCGGCTGAGCTTGGGCTTGTCCGGGCAGCGAGGGCAGCAGGGACAACCATCGATGATCTCAGGACGAGACATCCGATACTTGCGATCCCGCTGAGCCCAGTAGAGTGCCACCTTGGTAGAACTCGGTCCGGTGACCGAGTTGGTCTTCGGGGGGTCAGGATCTCCATCAGGAGTGAACTTCTGGAGATCCTCTGCCGGAAGACGACGGTTCCCCGTCGCGAACTCCACATCCACCATCCCGACGGCAGGCCACACATTGGTGACCCGTCCTGCCTGGTCCACGGAATATCCGAAGGGGGCAGCGAGGTCCCCTTCGGAGAACTCACGAGCCCGAGACTGGAAGTCGACGAAGTTGGAAGCGGAGCGAGTCATCCGATCAGATCGACCTACGCAAAGAGGTTGAAGGGGCCCGCGACCTTGTCGGTCTGGGAGGCTTCCTTGTCGGTGTCCTCAGCATCCTCGTCATCAGAGGCAGCCTTGGACTGTGCTGCGGAGAAGGCCTCCATGAAGTCGTCATGGGCCGTGGTGACGCGCTTGGCCGCCCCGGAGACCAGACCGACGGCGTTCTGGACCACCTGAACGATACGCTGCCAGGTCTTGGACAGGGTCTCCTGGAACCGGGCCAGAAGATCGGCGAGGCCCGCCGTCTTGCCGGAGGCGGTGAGAGCACGCTGCTCGAGCTCGAAGCCCTTGAAGGCGATCCGCAGGTTCTTCTCGGCATCCCGGAGGGCCGACTGGGTGGTGGCGATGAAGTCAGCGACCTCAGCGCCGTAGCGCTCAGTAACGGCCGTGAGGAGCTCCCCCTGAACCTGGTTGGGAGTCCGGCGGACCTGGGTGACCTTGAGGCGGGCACGAGCGCCCACCAGAGCTGTCTTGCGCTCGATGATGATGTCTCCGATCTGCCCCAGGTGCTGCTTGTACCCGTCGACGATGGCCTTGTGGATCTTCTTCTGGCCGGCGTCCAGAACCGAGCCTTCCCGCAGGAGAGGGCCGACGGCCTCCTCCACCTGGGCGGAGATCTCAGCAGCCTGGGTCGCGAGGCCCTCCAGCTCACGGATCTGAGCGGTGAACCCTGCGTAGCCGGGGACAGAGGAAGCGGTGGTGGTCTCTCCGATGACGGAGAGATCCATGTCCGCGTTCTTGGGGAAGTTCTCAGAGGCACGCCGCTCGATGACATCGGAGAGAAGATCGGTCCGCAGGGCATAGTCCCCGGCGATCTTCGGGTCGATGCCCAGCAGAGCGAAGTGGGTCTGGATCGTATCGGCGACGTTGTCCATCGCCGAAGTCAGGTTCCGAGCACCGAGCCGGGTCAGCTTGTTGGTCATTTCACAGTCTCCACAGAGATAGGGACGGCTGAGCCGACTCACCTTTAGCGGAAGCCATATAAAACTGGTACCGCAAGAATCGGGAACAGCAGAGTAGTTTTAGGTCTGGAAGGTGATGGTTTCGGGGTTCCAGGGGGTGAAATCCCAAGGAATGTGGGAGGAGGACTTCTTTCGGAACGGTGCGGAGAGGTTCTCGAGGAACTCTTCGAACCAACCACGAGCGCCCTTGACGTCCGTTGGGATCTTGGTCGATGGGGTGAACTTCTTCCGCTTCTTCAGAGACTTCTTGCGGTGTTCCTTGACCGTGAGGCCTTCGCTCTCCCCTGAAACGAGGGGATCCAGGAAGGCAGTGTCCGCGACTAGGGCATCCACCAGGAGTTCTTTCATGAACGCCCTGTCCGCCCGGGACATGTTCTTGCTCCCCGCCGGGTCCGCAAGGAGTTCAGCGAGGGGACGGGCGGGGTGGTCCTTGGCGACCACATCTACGAAATCCATAGAGCCCAGGTTGTTGTAGACACCACGGATGATATGCTGGTCATCCGAACCCAGGGCATCGGTGCTCTCCAACACAGAGAGAGATAGGATCTTGTCAAGATCCCCAGCTGTATCGGCAGCACGGATGACTCCGGCTACTGCAGAGCCGGCTCCTCGAACCGAGTCTCCCTCTTCGAGGACAGCAGCGATTCCCAACCCCTTCTCAATCGCCTCAAGCTCTACTCGGCGGGGCGATCCGTCTGGGAGATCCAGGAGCTCTTGGTCCAGCCGCTTGAGGTGACGTTTCCGATCTTCGGAGGACATCGCACGATACTTCTCTACTGCACGTGAGGACCTCTCGACCGACTTCTTCCGGGCCTCAGTCAGAGCATCCCCTTCCAGCTCGTCCCCTCCCTTCTCCGGAAGAGGGTTATCCAGATCCACAGCAGGGTTGTCTACCACCGTGTTGAAGTAGGTCACGGCCGCGAGGGCTTCTCCCAACCGGGCCGGGTCAGTGCTTTCCCGGAGATCCTTCTTCCGCGCGGAGAGGTCCTCCATGAACTCTTTGATGTCCGGACGACTCGCGTTGAGGTCAGACACCCGGTTCTGCAGAGTTTCCGAGAACGCCTGGAACTGCTCGGGAGAGAGCTTCCCGAGGGACCTCTCAAGAGCAGACTCCTGGTCCCTCGGCAGACCCTGAGTGAGATCCTTGGTGAGCTTGTCCCGCTCCTCCTTCTTCCGAGCCTCTTCAGCCTCGGTCTGCTCCTTCTGGAGAGCTTCGGCCTCGGCCTTCTCGGCCTTCTCTCGGTCCGCCTTTTCCGCAGCAGCCGTATCCGCGAGCTCATCCAACAGGACCACTGATTCCTCAGCGTCCCCTTGGTTCGAGACCATGTCCAAGATCTCAGTAACCTCGTCTTCAGCTATCCCCAAGGCTGTGTAGCGAGCCATGGCATCGGAGCGGAACTTCTCGTACGCGTCCTTGTCCGGGAGGTCCGTAGGCCCTGGGAGAGAGGAGGGGTCAGGCTTGGGAGGGGCATCCCCTTTTGGATCAGAACTGGGAGTGTCGGAAGGGGTGTCCTCGGTTGCATCAGGATCAGCGTCGTCCGTATCTGTTGCATCGTCCCCAGTGACTTCCTCGTACGCGCCTGGGTTCTCAGAGACAGTGTCCGGAGAGACGTCGACGACGCGCCCGGTATCCACCTTGCGCATCCTGACCGTACTGGTGTCCCGAGCGTTCTTGAACCACCAAGCTACCAGGTCGAAGCTTGAGTCCTTGTAGTTGTGGGACCGGTCCTTCTTGTCCTGCTTCTCGTCCGGGTCGTCCTCGCTATCGTTGACCCGACCTCGTTCCAGATCCCGACGAGGAGGCTTCTTCTTCGGAGAGGGCCTGATCAGCCGCTCCGCCTCAGCCTCTTCCTTCTCCGAACGTGTCTTGGTCGCCAAGAACAGACGGGCCACACGCTCGGGGGAGACAATCATCAGGTGCTGTGGATCGTTGGGGTTTGGTGGCGAAGGCGGAGCTTAACGATCTCGTTGGCGAGCTCCTTTGCTTCCCGCTCAGTGCGGCCAACGACAGGCTCGCCCTTGCCATCCATCCCGGCAAAGTAGACGATATCTCCGGCGCGTGTGCGCAGAGCCTCGAGCTTGGTCACCGTCGGCCGGCGGTGGGGACGAACCTGTCCGAACCAGATATCGACCGGCTCCAGACCTTTCCGCTTCAGAACAGAGGAGAGACCAACCTGAGTCGGAGGACCGTGACGCGCAGCAGACTTGGTGTGGTCGTACCCGAGCTCGTAGGCCATGATCTGCTCCTTCAGAGTCAGACCCCCACCATACAGGCGTGCCTTGGCGTGGTACATCGGAGAAACGACAACCGAACCGTCCTCCAGTTCCTCGAGATATCCTGCGCCGATGAGCTCCCCAACCGCCTCGGGATCCAGTCGGTGGTCCCGGACGTGGTAGTGCTCGCCCGTCCGGAGAATGGGCTGCTCATGAATCAAGAGCTCCTGTATCAGCGCGCGCTCGTACAGAGTCAGGCTCGACTGAAGACCGGGATTCCCCCGGAGATCACCCTCTCCGTCTGTTGCGTTCCAGAGGTGGATAATGGCAGTCTTCCAGTACCTCTCCTGCCAGGAGCCCTTCTTGGCAGTCTTGAGCCCGACAGCATCGGAGAGAGGTCTCCAGTACCGAGCCTTCACCTTCTTCCCCTTGTTCTTCCGATCGTTGACCCAGCGCCAGAACTGGCCAATGGGCATGGTCAGGAACTCGCCCTCCTTGAAGAAGCCTGGCTTGTCGTACTGCTTCTTGTAGAGACCGATGGCCTCCTCAGGAGAGTCGAATCCCAACAGGACCTTGTCCTCGTCGAACTTGCCAGTGCTGGGGTCCTGTTGGTGAACTACGACCACCACCGAGGAATCGTGGTTCTCCCCCACGTAGACGTCAAGCTTATCCCCGTCGGTGCCCTCGGTCCCACGGATCTCCCCGTAGTGGGCGTGCATCTTGATAGACCACTTGTTCCCGTCGGGATCCGCCCCGGAGCGAGAGGACCCCTTCTTGTTCTCTACATCGATCTGGATGCCCTGGAAGTCGATGTAGCCCTCGAACGGGTACACCTTCCGCTTGGCTCGTGGGGGCTCTACCTTGACTCGATGGAAGTTGTGAGGAGCCTCGATGACCTCTTGGTTCCCCGCAGCAGTCTTGGTATGGGGAACGGCAGGGATGGGAGCTCCGACACGTTCCAGGTACTGGGCGAGCTCTTCAAGTGTGGCCAGGCGTGTTTCCTCCCCGATCCACATCATTGGACCTCGGGAGTACTGGGAGAAGGTATCCAGGGCCTGCTTGATCAGGCGAGGATCCGTCTCAGGAATCGGCTGCCACGCGTCTTCGCGGGCCATCCTCTCGACAGGCTTTCCTCCGTGAGGAGCATCACCACGCCCATTATAGAAGCCTCCCAGATTGACCTCGTAGCCACAGTCCGTACAGGTATCCCAGAACTTGGCCAGGTCAGACACAATCCCCAGACAGTGGGGGCAGTGCCGCAGGATGTCAAAGGCAGCCGTCTTTGTACGGCCAGCCTTGTTCAGCTTGTTGATCACCGTTCCGTCCTGCATGAACTTGTCCTCCAGACCCGGAACCAGATAGCTGGAGCGCAGAATGGAGGTGGTGTGGCCGACTGCCTCGGCTGCGGACTCGAGGGCCTGCTTGAACTCATCCTTGAGGAGTTTCTCCCGCTCCTTCTTGTCGGAGGGAAGCTTGGGTCCCTTCTTGCGGATGGCCGAGAGACTCTTCTTCATCTCCTCGTTGGCGTGGAGGCCTCGGATATCCTTGGCGGTGACTCCGAACTCCGACAGGTACTGATTGACCTGGGTGGCTGAGATCACACACTCATCGCCATCGCAAAGGATCTTGTCCCCGGGCTTCTTCCCTTCGAGTGCCTTCTTGAGAGCCCCGACCACCTTGGAGTTGGTGACCTTTTTCTCGTGGTCGATCCCCGACTTCCCGGTGTACTTGAAGGTGGCTGTATTCCCAGAGATGGTGACATGCTTCTTCTGCCAGCCGGTGACACCGAAGTGTCCTTCCTTGGCGGAGCCGTCATTCCCGACGCGCTCGTAGGTGCAGTCTACCAGAGCAACGGCGAGGGCCGTGAGACGCTCTCGAGCGTCCTCTGCTGACAGCCCTTTACGGTACTTGCTCCGGAGCTTCGAGAGGCTCTGGCGGAGCTTCTCGACCCTCTTGGATTTGTCCTTGTCCTTGTTCGCGTTGTGCTGGTCCGAGTACTCGTAGATCGTGTGGGTCTTGCCGTCGGGACCCTTGACATCCTTCTTGGACTTGTACTTGGCAGCGACCCGATGGGACATGCTCTTGAAGGTAGGACGGCGGCCCGCACCTCCGAACAGGATCGTGTGCTCCTTGGAGAAGCCCCAGACCCGCACAGTCTCGATATCCCAGGACCCCTTGGGCGGCGCCAGCTTGAGGTTCTCCTCCGGGCTGACATACGCGATGGTTACGTGGGGATGCCATCGGATAGGGGAGGCATCTTTGACACGGAAGCCCGCTTTCAGGAGAGCTTCCCGGATCTGGTCTCGGATACTCGAGATGTCATGGGAGAAACGGACCGAGCTGAACACCACCTTTTGGGTTGGCGTCAGGAAGTAGTCCATAGGGCCCAGAGAGGCCCGGATAGCCGGCAGCTCCAGGAAGAAGTCGGAGACCAGTTCTACGAGCTCCTGTTCCCGAGAGGTTTCCACCTCTCCCACATACAGGAAGGTCACGTGGGGGTTGGACTTGTCCTGCTCCTTCTCCGGGAACTGATCAGCGATATCCTCGGGGACGGGGAAGAACAGACCCACATGAACCCCTGGCTTCCCAACGGGCGCCATGGGCTTCGGGGCTGCTTGCTGCTGGGATACGGCCCAACGCACAGCCACGCGGGCTGGGTTCGGCTTCACTGCAGTCGCGTCTCGAAGAAGATCTCAGCCAACTTGTCCGTCTCAGGCATCCCGGGAGAGATCCCCTCCAGATTGGTGTTCTGGAGATCGAACTCCGCTGGATCGTAGACACCGGCGAACAGAGACTGGGTCTGCTCCGCGCGGCTCATGTTGGCTACCTGGACGTTGGCCGAACGGATGCGGTCCATCTCGGGACCCCGAGCGTCGGCGAGCAGGACCTTGTTGTACAGGGAGCAAACCCGCTCGCCGTTCTCCCGAGTCGAGACCAGGGAGCAAGAAGCGCACCGGCTCATCTCCAGGACGGAGGGGATCTGATTCGCCCGGTGCTTGAGGGCCCCGGTCTCGCACCCCTTGACCCCCTTGAGGGTTGCATACGCAGAGGCGTCCACATAGACGAACCCTGCACCACCCTCGTGGGAGGTCCGAGCTACGAAGATCTCGCTCTTGAGAGCCTCCCGTGTCCGAGCAGTGAACCGACGCTGGATGAGCTCATCCAAGGGCTTCCCTGCGAAGCCCTCAGAGAGGGTCCGGCCGAGCCAAGACAGGACCTTCCGGGCTTCGGTCCCAGAGAACCGAGCCTTCCGAGCCTCTGCCTGATGGATCTTGAAGGACTTCCCTTCATAGTTGGCCTTGGTGGGCTCCTTCAGGGCTCCTGTGCGCTCCAGGAGGCCAGCGAGCATACGACGGCCAATCTCGGCATCGTTCCCATGGAACGTCTTGGCGATGATGTTCTTGAGGACCTGACCACGGGCGCCAGCCTCGATCGCCCGGCGGACCTCCCGATACCCTGCCTTGAGCCGGGTGACGCGATCCTGGGCGGCGCGGGCCTCGAGGGTACTCTCCGCTGCTTCCCTCCGGACACGACGGTCGATGTTGGTCTGGGCAGTGCGGATACGAGCCTGGTTCTTCTCTGCTCCGGAGACAACCCTCTGGACTCCCGCCTCAGCTGCGTTGTTGTTCTGGCCGCTGAACTCACCCTGTCGGATGAGGGAGATCTTGGCTGCTGCGCGGAGGATTGCGTGGACCGACTTGCCGGACTCCAGCATCGCCTTCGCTTCGGAGGCCTTGAGGATCTTTCGATCCACCAGGTCCTGAATGGCTGCCTGAGAGCGGCGCGAAGCCTCGACACGGAGGCGGGAGACACGCTCCTGAGCAGCCAGGTGGCTCATCTCGAGCCGCGCCAGATACAGATCTCGATTGACCTCGTTGGCCTTGTTCTGCACTCCCTGGTACGCAGAGACCTTGGGGAGAGCAGCGATCTGAGCTGCCGCCTTCAACTGGTCAGAGGGAGAAGCGCCAGAGGCCAGGATACGATCCCGGTCCACCTCAGGGAGAACTCCCTGAGCGACGAGGGAGTTGATCTTCTCCTCTGCCGCCCGCTTGTCCGAAGCCAGCCGCACGGCCTTCGGATCCCGAAGCTGAGGAACCTCGGGCTTGTACGACGCGAACGCCTTCCACGCCTCCTCAGTGGAGACCCGATCAGCAGCAGCCGTGTGGTGTGGAAGCCAGCTGTTGGCCTTCTTGGAGAGACCCTCCCTCTGGAGGAACGCAGAACGCAGACCAGTGCGAGAAGGAGAGCGGCCAGCCAGCCGAGACTTGTAGTGGGTGACTGCCTCTTCCCAGGGGACCTTCGTGACGGCGAACTTGCCGGTGAGAGAGCACCGACCGTTCTGGATCCAGGTTGCGTTCTTGAGATCCCGCTCAGAGACCACCACATACCGGGCGTCCCGTGCATATCTCCGGAGGTGGGCTCCCCACTGGCCCGACCCGTACTTGGGATAGGCAGCAGCTCGAATGAACACATTCCCCGCCAGGCCATGCTCAGCGAGGACCATCTTGAGGAGAGGCTCCAACCGGGCCGCCTCTTCCCCCATACACTCCTGAGCCTCGCGGATGATGGTCGCGATATCGTGACCCATCACAGACCGACGCATCGCCTTGGAAGCCACTTCTCGCATCTGCTTGACGGAAGCCTTCTGGGAAGTCCCGGAGCCCTCCTTGAGAGATTCCTCGTACCGAACGCGGGAAAGGTCTCGAGTCTGTGCTGTGAGAGAAGGGCCGTCGGAGCTCCAAGCGTCAACGAGCTCCGGGATCACGTCCGTTGGGTTCTTCGGAAGGCGCGCGGGATCCTGCTCCAGGAGGCTGGCGTCGAGCCAATCGAGATCGGGGACGGTCTCGGCGATCAGAGAACGGAGATCGAGATCCTCTGCGGACCCCTTCGCCAGACCGTCAGGAACAGCAGGTGCAGTCGTGGGGCCGTCCTGCAGGACAACGGCTGACTGAGACCCCATTCCGTATTGCATGTCAGGGTACTCACCGAGCCCAAAGCCGTTCGCCAGGGTCTCCGTGAACAGGTCAGCGGGGAGCTCCGCATTGCCCAGCTGGTGGATCGTGCTATCCGACATCGGTGCTCCTCTGGAAGTTCCGGATCACCCGGTGCAAGCTCACCTTCTGGCTTGCTTGCTTGTGGACAGCGAGGGTGTCGTGTTCCTCATCGAGCTCTTCTTCCTGCTCATCCGCCCAGGCCTCAGGATCTTCCTTGATCTCCTCAGCGTCCTCTACGATCTCACGAACCTCGTCGCGGTCCCGTGGAGTCATCTTGTCCTCGGAGGGATCCCAGTGAGGGGCCTTGATCTCATCGTACAGGGTATCGGAAATCGCAGAGAGAACCTCGACACAGTTCATGAGCTGGCGCCGCAGGTCCGGGATCTTCTGAATGTACCCCTTGCCTCCGAGAGCCCCATCAGGGCTAACGTTCCGGCTCTTGATCTTCACCATCCGAGTGTGCGCCGAAGTGGCGTGGCCCAATCCCATCAGGACCGACCGCATCACCAAAGCCAACGGCTTCAGGTTCTCCGCGTTGAACACGAAGTTGTCCGAGATATCTCTCTCAGACGGGCCGGGGGTGTTCCAACCCCACTCGGACTTGTCACCCCCACGATCCTTGACGAACCGAACCTCACCCGCCGTCCGAGACATACCGGACTTCTGCGCGAGGAAAGCAGCAGCAACCTTCTTTGGGTCAGGACGCATGGAGACTCCTGTCCATCTGCGTCCTGATAGGTGGTCTACCGCTTCGGGAGGTCGAAGCCCTCAGAGGCCAGGATGAGCTTCAGACGAGCCGCGCGGTTCCGCGGAGGAAGCAACCCGGACTCGCCGATGGAGGTGGTCTGGTTGCTGGGGCTGTACGAGAGCTCTATGTGGAACGTACCGTCGGTCATCCGGTAGATGGTCGAGCTGCTGAAGTGGGAGTCGAACACCTTGAACCCCTCCTTCTCGAGGGCCCGTTTCAGCTCATAGGAGAAGTTCCCCTTGACCGAGTGGTAGTCCTTGCCCAGCAGATTCTTGGTCTTGATCCGTTTGCGACCGACGTGCTTCTTGAGGAACTTCTTGAGATCCATGATCCTTCCTACTTGAGGACGTACCCGTACATCCGGTTCTTGCCTGCCTTCCGGGCAGTCTGCGCCAGGAGATCGAGAGACATATCCCCGGTGACCACACTGACGGAGATGAACCTTCCAATCTCCCTCCGGGTCTGGTCATGGTACATGAAGAAATGAGTCCCCCGAGGCAACAGCTCAGAAGGAGATCCCCAACCGTTGATCAGGACCCGACGGTTGTTGTCCAGGTTCTCGGCGACGGTCATCTGAGAGGGCTCGCCACCCCACTCCCGGACGTAGTTGAAGACCTTGTTGTTGCCCGTCTTGAGATCCACGACGCCCATCGGAAGGACGTGTACTTCCTGGTATCGGGTATTCCGAAGAGGGACCACCGGAGATTCCGCTTCCCCTGGGTTGAGTTCCTTTGCTCGGTCGAAGAAGATCTTCGCGACGCCATGGAGATTCTCATTCTCCGCCGCGAGACCTCAACGCTGGGCCTTCTTCCAGTCCTTGATCGATCGAGCCATCTGGCGGGCCTACGCCAGGAGATGCGTCTCGTCCCGGGACTTGTCAAGCATCTTGAGGATGCGCTGCATGTCCTTGCGTTGGAACACGATGGGACCGCCGAGCATGATCCGAGCCAAGATGGCCCGGCGTTCGGGGTTCCCTGCGGGGAGCGACGCAGCCTTCTGGAGGAGGCCTGGAAGCTGCTCTCTGGAGATGCGCTTCATGTTCTTCTATCCCTATCCCTTGAGGGGCTTGCCATCGCCGGAGAAGAGTCGCTCGACCACGAAGCCCCCGCCATCCCCATCTTTGTGGATAGACCAGAGGTCTCGAGTGCTCTTCTGGACCAACCGGCCACTGGAGGTCTTGAGGAACCCGGAAAGGTCGCCCAGGGATGCCACCCGGAGCCGATGAGAGCCGGTGCGGCCCTGGGGAGCCATCATGAGGAACTCAGCGTGGGTCGGCCGGAACCTGCCATCGGACCACTTCACGAAGACCATGCCATCGTGACTGGTGATGTAAGTCTTCCCTGAGCGGACCGCCACCACCTCTCCCGTGTCCCCTCGTGCCGGAGGATCCGTCATCGAGAGCACTGCACCCAAGGTTCCCTTGAAGGCGACTCGAGTGCCCTCCGAGACCGGGAGCTTGAGAGCATTGGAGGCCCGACCCCGCTCCGTGAGATCTACCAGGGACGCAGCGGTGAGCTGAGACCGAGACAGGTGGGCATCCACTGTCGTCTCATGATTGGACGCGGTGTGCCCGGCGAGGAGGTTTTCCCACAGGTCAGACATCTTGGCTCCTTGCGACAGGTCCTGGAGGATAGTTCATCTACCGAATCATCTCGTAGTTCCGGGAACGGTTCCGGAACCAAGGATCCTGCAGGGGCTGGAGACCCAGCTGCTCTGCCATGACCAACCCGGTCGAGGATCCCATGTCTATGAGCTGGTCGTCATCGAGAGCCGAAGCGATTTGCTCAGCCTCCACTGTGTTGGCGATGATTCGAGTGAACGCGGGGCCCAGCGGGAGACGGATTGACCAATTGGTCATGATGGTCAAAGACAAGGAAGCGGTGTAGTAGAGGGAGTCCTCGTTCTCGTCGTAGGATTCCTCCGCCTCTCCTGAATTGGAGACCTGATCGATCTCGATGCCCTCGAAGGAGAGGCGGTCCCTGAGCTCCGCCTGGAGGTACATGAAGGTACGGTCCGCTATCTCTGCCTGGGCATGGACATCCCGAGCAAGGACATCGATATCAAGGGAGACCTCGAACCGACCCCCGTACTCCCGCGCCGAAGGTTCCCGGAGGTTGGAGACCCGCACGGCCATCACATCCCCTTCTTGAGCGCGTCGGCCGAAGGCCAGGATCACTCCGGGGATCGCTGAGTTGTTAGCTCCGTTCTCCTCTACAGGGAAGGGGCCTGTGCTGGTCCCAGCATACCTGTAGTCGACGGACAGGCTGGACTGGGTCGGGAGAGGGCGGACGAGAGTGATTTCCCCTGTAATGGGGTCCGAGGAGAAGTTGATCCCATCCGTGAGGGGAAGGTTCCCAGGCATCTCATAGACTGCCAGAGATCCTGGATGAAAGGACCCTGCAGACACTGTGTAGATCCGGGGATCCACCGCGCTCTTGGAGGGAGATTCGTCCAGGACCGACAAGAGGGGGTCTACATAGAAGACCAGGTACTGGCGCGGCACTCCTTGCCAGGCGTACTCCTCACGCCGCACCTCTATGTAGTAGATCCCTGCTTCCGATGGGAACACACCCCCGTTCTTCTGGATCGCCCGGACATCCTCCCGAACCCATTCCACAGAGGTGCCGGGCTGGGCCGCCGTCTTGAACAGAGAGCAATAGGAGACCACCGTCCCCTGGAAGTTGTCCGCGGAGAATCGGATAGGGAGAGCCGAGGCTCCCTTGACTACCAGCGCCTGTTGAGGCCTCTCATCAAATGAGTGTCGGCCCTGGATGTTCCCGACCAGGGAATCCCTGTACTTGGGGTCTTGCGCCCAGAACTCCCGGAGCTCCAGGATGATCCGACGCTTGATGGAATCGGAGAGCTCGTAGTGCACAGAGGCTCACCGGAGAAGATGCGGGAAGGTCCGACTCATGACGACAGGAGTGAAGATCCGAGCCCGCAGGACAGCATACTCAGGTTGGGAGATGGGGGCTCTGGAATCTCGGTGCGTCGAGACGTACACACCATCACGAGAAGTTTGAGTACCCAACCCTTCTGCCCAGTCGTGAGAGGCCACGAAGTCGAGAAACAGCTTCTTGATTGGAGACACAAGATCAAAAATGGCAGTGGATGAGTCTACCACCCGATCCGAGTTCCGCCACCGGAAGCCAATGACCACATCCACAGCGTAGTCGGAGATCACCTGCACATCCACTACGAACGTGTCGTAGAACTTCCCGACACGCTTCCCCGTGAGAGCGCTCTTCAGTTGAGATTTGACCAAGGACACGCTGGGGAGATCAGAAGCGGCTCTCTCCAGCCCCTCAGAAGCGAGAATCTTGCGCAAGCGTGGCATTAGGTATCCCTTTGAACAACGTAGCTGACGGTTCCTGTGATCGCGGAGGCTGCGTCGATATCGAAGCCAGTTGCCGCCTTGGAGGATACCCCGAAAGCGACAGTACTGGGGCTCTCCAGAACAACGGTGTAGTCGGCGTCGGAGTTCTCTACGTCGAAGACAACGGACTCTTGAGTAGAGGAAGTGAAGCTGACAGACCCAAGGATCCGAGACTCATCGAGAGTCGGGGACCCGCTGGATGAGACAGCAGAACCCCGGGCACACCGAGATAGCGTGGCGACCACCGTATCGGAGAAGTCCAGATCCCCGAACCCACAGGAGACAGCGGAGACAGCCTGAGTGCCCCCAACAGTCAGGTTCCCAACGACTGGGTTCTCCCGCAGGTCCAGAGCCCCTGCAGAGGTGAGAGTTGCTACGATATCCCCGACGCGCCCGCAGGTCTGGACCTCGTAGGTGGTTGGGGTCTCGCTCGGGTTGTCGTTCCCCGTGTCGAAGGAGAGAGCGAAGTCATTCGCCCACTCGACACCGAACACCCGGAGGGAAGCGCAGTCCGCAGCGCGACAAGAGGATGTCGAAGCAGAGCCTCTCCAGGTGCCTTGGCGGACCAGGATATGATTGGCAGTATCCGCGTTGATCTGGTAGCCGGAGTTCCCCGAGGACACCAGCGTGCAGGACTCTACCAGGAGTCCCTGGGACACTACCACACTCCCATCGGAGGAACCCCCGGAAAGGGTAGCGCCGGAGAGGGAGAAGCCGCCAGAGGGCGTTGTAGAGTCCGCCAGAGTGATGGCATTCCCACCCGATCCAGCAGTCACCGCCTGGAGGGTGATGATGTTCGAAGCGACGCTCGCGGACACATCTCCGGAGAAGGAGTTCGCCGTATCGTTGATGGCCGCTGCAATCTCCGCTGCGATAGCGGTGGTGGTTGACCCGAGAACGGAGAAGTTGTTCGAACCTGAGTTGCGAGTCCCAGCGATCCCGGTGAGGACATTCCCGTTGATCGTCAGAGTGTCGCCCGCAGCAAGCGGTGCTGTGTTGCAGGTGACGGTTCCGCTGGCAAAGGTGTCTGCCCCCAGGATACGGACGCAGGACCGGCCATCCTGGTCGTTCTCGATCTCCAGTCCCCGGAGAACGACGCTGAGGGGGGTGGTGTCGAGGGAGGCAGATACCGTGACGGTTTCGTCATCTCCAGAGTTGGAGATCTTGGCGCCCCCCAGCCCATGGAGAACCACACCATCCTTCTGGATGACTACGTTCTCCGTGTAGACACCTGCGGTGATCAGAACCAGAGAAGGAGCGGCCGCACTCGAAGAATCCGGCACTGCGTCGAGGGCATCTTGGATCGCAGTGTACTGGGCCCCCGAGCCCGCGCGCCCCACGACGAACACTCCGGTGATCGCCCGGAAGCCAACCAGCTGGGACAGGAGAACTGCAGTGGTGATCTCCGCGTCAGAGAACGCCAGACCCCCTGTAGCGGTGTCCCGTTCGATGAGCCGAGTCCCGGAAGCTCCGGGCTCAATCTGTACAGCGTCAACCAGAAGAGGGGACTGTGCCATCAGATAGGCCTCCGTCCCTGCCTATGGCATAGGCAGCGTACCGTCAGAACCGGCCGTCGCCGTCATCAGAGGGCGGGTTGTACTCGAGCTTGAGGGCCTTGGCCAAGACCTCAAGGATGTTCGTAGATCCAACGAGCTCACGACCCGCATCTCCGTAGATGCCCCGCAGGACCTCGTTGAAGGTCGGATCGTTGACAGTCCAGAGATCCCGTTCGATCCGCTCGCGGACCAGGACAGGATCAAGGTTCAGGAGCTCAAGGATGGTCTCGACGTCCAAGCTGCCCTTGGTGTACAGGTTGTACAGAGCATCGAAGGTGTCGCGGTTGTCGCGGAGAGCCAGACGAGTGAAGGTCAGGGAGGGAACTACCACCACATCCTCGCCATCTTCGTCCTTCTCGATGAACCCCATCCGAGCACACATCGGCCGGAACACGAAGTCCTCAACGAAGGCTTGGAGTTGCTCTCGGAGCAACATGTACCGAGTGTTGATGACCTCGAGGTTGGCCCGGTCCCCAGAGTAGGAGGACTCCCCCGAGAGAAGACCCTCGGTAACCGAGAGTCCTGCGTACAGCTGCCGATCGGTGAGGTCGTATTCTCCGTTGAGATCCAGCAGACGCTGGTCCGCCCCCATCTCTTCCCAGTTGACCTGGAAGTTGGTGATGATGGAGTAGTCCGGATCCATCAGCGCCATGTCGACCTGTTCGCGCAGATCTTCGACATCCCCCTCGCTCATGTCTTCCCCCCAGACAATCCGGATGGGGGTCATATGGCGAGAGGCGATGCTGGTCTGGGCTTGGCGGAGCTTGTCCCGGTAGACAAGAGCACGGATACAGCGCTGGAGAATGGAAGTCCCGCGCGCCTGGTAGTCCGACCGCTTGTTGGCCAGATAGTAGATGAAGGAGCCAGCATCAGGGTCGGTGTTCAGGGGGACATTGCGCCCCTCTACACAGGCACGGACCACATCGGCGGACATCGTCTTGACGACCCGCTGGGCCTGGGGATCTCCCTGCTTTGCGCGATCCACGATGCGCTTGGTCTTCGAATCCGGGATGACCTCGAACAGCATCTCGCTTGTGAAGTTGAAGGACTCGAAGCGGATCTGCTCCGGAGGGAGACACCGGACGTCCGTCCATCCCTTGTAGTTCTTCCGGAGCCACTTGGAAGCGCGCTGGTCGGCATCCTCACGGAGGACCCATTCCTCTACAGCCTCCCCTTCTGTAGTCAGGGTCCTCCGCGCTTCATGGCGAACCTCCTGAGGCATCTCGGGGTTCTCATCCTCGAACCAGACGAACGCCTCTCCGATCAGATTCCTCTCGTGGACCATCGACATGAGGCGCTCTACGAGACGAACCCGACGGGCCCACTTGGTGCAGAACCGGGTGGCCGCCAGAGCGATCTCTCGGTTCTTGGCCTTGGGGATCCCAATCCGGATCTTGGAGATGGGGAGCTCAACATGAAGATTGAGCGCCTGCCCTACGAACGGCTCATTCTCATAGAAGAACCGGTAATAGGCCCACTTCTCGTGGAGGCTCTGGGGAAGCTCGAGGAAGTCCGTGGAGAGCTCAGGACTGTAGAAGTTGCCCCCGTATCCCTGGACCGTGTTGGCCATGGATCCGACTGCTGCGTACCGAGAACGCATGCTCCCGACGATGATCTTCCGAGGCTTCCCTGTCTTGGCGCGCTTCTTCCCGTCGCCGCTACTCACCTTCCCTACAGGGACTCCCTCCTGTTTGTCTTTACTCATCAGAGGCCTCCGCCTGGGTCGCCTGCTTCAGCTTCTTCTCCATGAGCTCTTTCCGTCGTTGCTCTCTTTTCTCCCGAGCCCTCCGAGACCATTCCTCTTCAGGAATAGTGTCCGGATCGGACCAGTTGGGGGATGCGGAGGAGATTCTCTTCAGGCCGTCCCGGATATGAAGAAGATCCCGGTGCGCCTTCCGCGCTTGTCGGGTTTGGGTGTGGTCGCGAGAGATGCGGATGGCAGACTCTATCTCTTGAAGAGCGGTGAACACATGGGAACCCACGCGCGCATCCCGATCCTGTAGGGCCTTCCTTTCCACGACACCCTCAGTACTTGATGTCCGCACCCAGACGGGACTGATTCCGCGTCGAGGGGGGCGAGGATACGATACCCACTACATGAGGAGCCGTAACTCCCGCAAGGGCAAGCTCGCTATCCGAGTCATTGCAGAGGAGGCCGTTCTCGCTGACCTTGAGGCTCTCCCCCCTGGTGTATGTAATGGCGGAACCAGAGCGCGTGCCTCCTGAGAGAGCCACAGTCTCGAACATTTTGAAGTAGCCTCGAGGGCCTTCGCTCGATAGAGTCGTAACTCCGGGAAGCCTTCGCAGCTGGATAGACGTCCAGTTCTGGACGGAGCCTGGAGGGACTCGAGTCTCGGAAGGAGCCAGAAGGAAGCCGGCCACGGAGTTCCCGTCGCTAACCTCTACGGTGAACTCTTGGTCTCCGTCCACATACTGGACCCACAGACCTCCACGCCAACCCGAGTCTCGGAGACTTGGCCCTGCGTACACAGGGAAGGAATCCCCACGGACCAGGATATCCACATCTCCGGTGTCGTCTATGTTGGAATGCTGGCCCATGGATTACTTCCTCCTGTACCCCAGCTTCGCCATCCGAGGCTGACGGGATACATGGGAGCCCCCTCTTCGAGCCATCCGAGGAGCCCTCCCGAAACGAACCCCCGAGCCGGGGTTCGTGTTCCGAGATACGCCAGTCACCCGATTGACCCGACCCCCGTTCTTGACTGCGGACCAAACCATGCGAGAGAGGGCATCAGAGATATCGTCGTGCTTCCCATCCTCGTTAGGAGCGGACACCTTGATGACGTACTTGGAGATCCTCTCTGCCTGGAGCTCCAGGAGCTCTTGGATCAGAGGGCTGTGTCCCTTGCCCTCGGGAGGGAGGGGCCAGTCATACAGGACCAGCCGGCGATCCAGCATCATGTTCTTGAGGTTCTGGTACATCTGGCTGGACAGCTTCCGGTTGTGCGTCACGGAGAGAAGCTGGTTCAGCCCCCGGCGCTTCAGGGCTTGTTCCAGGGGGATTCCGGCCCACTGATCGAAGATCCCCTCGTAGATGTAGAACCTCTTTGCCCAGTAGGCGATCCAGTCAGCGACGTCCTCGAACTCCAAGCGATCCAGCCCGACGTAGTCCCCCTCTCCAGCGCGGATCCTCTCGTAGAAATCCACCGCGACGCGCTTGTCTGGGGTGTTGTGTCCGATTACCAACGAGCACCAGTCACCGACAAGCGCGACATCGATTCCCATGAAGTTGGGGACTCGAGCCGGCGCGCGGCGGCGGGGGCGGAGATCCGGATCCACACAGTCCAACAGATCCTTGGCGTTCTCGACCCAACCCCGGGTTCGATCAGTGAACTCAGCCCCGAACTCTGTTGCGAAGACAGCCGGGTCCTTGAGGTACGATCCGACGAAAGTCTCTCCGGGGACCGTGGGATTGACCTCCCAGGTAGGTGCTCGGACACAGAGCATGTTCTGCGCCGCCAGGTTGTCTCCGAATCCCACACGATAGGACTTGTAGAAGAGACCCTGTTTCCCGAGGGGGGAAGAGATCATGATGATCCGCCCCTCGTTGGGCATCGGCTTCCCTGTCTTCGGGTCCCGGACCACGCGAGTCTTGTCCCTCTTGGTCTTCGGGGAGAAGGTTCGGGTGGAGGGCTCCACGGCCTGGTAGACCTCATCTGCCGAAGCCTGTCCCTTCTCCCCGAAGTGGGCCGCCTCATCAAGAGCGACCAGGATATTGTTCCCACCCCGAAGGCCCTTCGCAACACAGGACTTGAAGGTGACCTTGATGGAGAACCGAGCCTTGTTGTTGTCCTTGTAGGTGCCGTACCTGTCGATGTCATGAGGAGTCTGGAAGGTAGCGAAGCTCTGGGTGGCGTTGGCCGCATAGGCGGCGAAGAACTTGCACTTCTGGAAGTGGCCGGAGGCTTCCTGGTACAGGAGACCTGCCTGGTCCTTGTCCGTGGCGACAGAGATCAGCTGGATGATGTTGGAGGGGGAGACCCCGTAGAACTCCTGAGCGCTGGGCTTGAGCAGGAGCTTGTAGGTCTCGTATGCGACGATGCAAGAGGTGATGAGGGTTTTGCCCGACCGGCGTCCAATCGAGAGGACCATCTCTCGGCGCTGCTGGCCCGGAACCACCTTCTCGATGTTGCAGCGGCCCTGCTTGAACAGCCAGGCCAGGTATCCCGCTTCAGTGAAGAACTTCTCGTTCTCCCGGCGCCAATCCGTAATCGGGATGCGGAACTTGTAGAACCCGTCTACGTCGACCAACTCCTCGTCATAGGCGGGGTGGTCCTTGGGGATGGGGACATCGAGAGGGAAGTTGTGAGGATTGTCATCCAGGGCGATCCCATAGTGGGCCTTGAGGATGACCCTCTGGACAGGATACAGGCGGAGCCCCAGTCCCCAGGGGGACTCAACGAAGGTGATGATATCCGCGACCTTGGTGACCTCTTGATCGGAGGACCTTCTACCGACCGCGGCAGCCAGGTCAGCGAGGCTCACTTCAAGGCATCCTTCATCCGGGCACGCGCCTCACCCTTCCAGGAGTCACCATCCAGGGAGGACACCATATGGGTGAAGGTCTGCTCGATCTGCTCGGAGCGACAGCCTCCGGTGGCCATGGCCTCACGGAAGGTCTCCAGCAGGAGAGTGAACAGCGCCTTGAAGACCGGAGAGTCGAGGTCGATCAGAGCCCCGTCCGCGATCTTCCGACGGTTGAGGACCAGGTCAGCGATCGCCTTGAGGACACGAGCACGCTTGGTCGAGAGATCCGCAGCATCGGAACCCTGGCCATGGCGCTGGAGCTCCACCCGCTCGAACTCGATGTTGACGGCCTCCGCGATCATGTTGACCAGCACAAGGTCAAGGAAGGGATCTCCCGAGGCGTCATCCATAGCCTGGGACAGGAGATCGTTGGTGGAGATCCACTCGTCCCGAGCGTCCATGACCTGACCGATCTGGGACGACAGGGGATTGAGTTGGGAGCGGGTCTTGACCGGAGCCCCCGGCTTCTTCCGCATCACAATGGGGACACCGTTCTTGTTCAGAGGGATGATATCCCGATCGACGTCGACGTCCTCAGGCCGCTTGTACTGCTGCTTCCCCTGTGCATTGAGAATCCGGACTCGGCGGGTTCCCACAGGAAGGTTGTTGAGGAGACGCTTGCGGTCTCTCTTGGTCTGACTCTCATAGGGTGTGGCTGCTGTAGACATCTATTCCATTCTCCTACGAGACGCTCGTGATGGGGCCAATGGCAGGTTCCGCCCCGGACAGGGCTCCGTTGGTCGGGGAGAAGGTGAGGAGATACGCAGAGGACCCCGTTGCCTTGAACAGAGCCTCGTTTCCGATAGGACCGGTGGGTCCGGACACGGTGATCACGTTCGCAACTGGAGTCCCGCTGTATCCCGGAAGGTTGTCGATCGCGTTGGAGAGGGCCAGAGCGACATCCGTTGTCGTTCCCGTGAGGGCGAAATCCTCGCCGGCCGTCAGGACGAAGGAGCCCAAGTGCACCCGGGTGGGGTGTACGAGAGCGGTGTCCGTGACGGTAATGGTCCCCGTGGCTGAGACCGGAACACCGTCAGTGGTGAAGCTGGCATGCCCCACACGGGTCCGGAGGCCCGGGGTCCTTCCCTGATGGGGGAGAGATTCCACCCCGTTGGCCCGAGCCACTTCGGGGAAATGCTGCATGGTCATGGCAGAACGGGACTTGACCGGGTTGCCCCGAGAGTCCGTCTGGCCGGTGAAATGAGCGACCAGAACCGTGAACGGCTTCTGCCCTCCGATGAGCCTTCGAGACATTGGACCTCCCGTGAGAGAGGTCCAATAGCGGATCTACCGCCCGTTCAGGCGAGCTGCCCTTTCCGGATGGGACTCGGAAGATGCCATCACCTGACGGCCTCCAGAGGTGATCTCCCTCTCCAACATGAGGGCAGGCCGGCGCACCAGATAGCGAGGCCACTTCTCGTACCACTTCGAATAGAACACGTCCTCATGGACGATGCGGATGAGCTTCTCAGGGTGGGGAATATTCGGATCCGCTACCCAGATGTAGAGTCCCTCTCCCGAGCCCTGGACAACCGCCTCCGGAGGGATGGGGTCTGGAAGACCCGGCGCCACGTCGAACACACAGGAAGCGTGGGACCAGTCTCGCCCCTCAGGGTTCCACGCGATCATCACCGGCTTCTCTGCGTCCGTCCACCCCTGTAGCTGCATGACCGTAGAGGGGGTGGTCAGGGTTGCTCGGCAACCATAGTGCTGGGCGGTGGCGAGGGCCTGCTCCCAGGAAGCGCCTCGTGCAGGAGTAGCTCCCATCACCTTGTTGACCTCGTCCTCATTGGACTGATGCCCCAACGCGCGGAGGCACATCGTCATAGACGTCGCCATACAGGAGAACTGAGTTCGCTGCCGCAGGAGAGCCACTGGGGCTCGAGCTTGGCGGTGGCTCCGAGCGACACGGACGGAAATGGATCTGAGATCTTCCATGATAGGATGCCATGGATAGCGATCCTACCGTCGACGACGCCTCCTGCTCCGGGAACTTCTGCGTCGGTGGTCTTTCCGCGCGGGTTTGAGACGCTCGAGTTCCTGCTTGGAAACCGGCTGGTCTGCCTCCAACAGCTGTAGAGCTATCTCGGCCTCTGCTCTTCGGGGAGCAGTCAGGCCACCCCAAGCGGAGAGGCTGTACTTCTGAAGTACTTCAGGGGTCGCGTTGAAGAGCTCCCCGAGGTCGATGCCTTCCTCGAACACCCAAGACATGTTCCGGCGAATGAACGCCTTCGAATAGGACCAACTCCCTCGGTCTTGTCCGCTTGGATAGAACCGAGCAACACGGCCGATAGTTCGGAGGAGAGGTCGGAGGTTGACTTCGGACATACCCAGGATTACCGGGCGGCATGTTCCGCGAGAGTCAGCGCCTTGTTCGCCTCACACGAGGGACAGAATATCCTTTCGCGACAGCAGCAGGGAGTGAGTGTGATAGAGCGCATACATTGGGTGAGAATCTGTACCTGCGCCGTGAGATCCTTCTTCTCTCGCTCATGGATGGCCCTCTCGAGAACCGCCTCCGCCCCATGCACAGGACAGGCAGGGTTCTCGGCGATCCAAGGACCACCCACCTCGTTGCACCGGTGCTCGCAGTTCATGGCAACGGAGGCAGAAAGAAGGAGTGCCCTGCCTGGTTGCTGTGCTCCCACCGCACGGCCTTCTCCCCGTTGGTCTCTCCGGTGGTGAACACACCCTCCGACTCGATGTGGGGGATGTCCGTCTCCACGAAGTCCGGCTTGTCCCAGGTCGTGAAGTAGGGCACCTGCTTCGGAGAAGTTCCGAAGTGCTCCTGGATCAACTGACGAGCCGAAGCCGACACACTGTCCCAAACTGATCGATCGTATCCCATATTACCTCCGTTTGAGTTACGTCTCGCGGAGGCAAGGGGAAACTCCCAACTGAACTAAACGGCCCTGGAGGTAGGAGACATCATCGTAGGGTTCATCCTCCCGAACCTCCAGGAACACCAAGTCCGGGACAGCCTCGACGAGCCCCCGCTTGAGCCGGTCCCGCTGACGCCCTGCGAGGAACTGAGAGTAGCTCTTGTGGTATCGGTTGGGCCAGGTGTAGTGCTGATAGCCCTGGAACTCCACAACAAGGTTGTGGGCTGGGAAGAAACCGTCGTATCGATAGCGGAAGCCCTTCAAGGAGACGAACCTCCAGTCCTTCCACTCCTCGGTGAATGTAGAATCTCCAAGGGCCTTGGAGATGGCCTGGAGGCATTTTGGTTGGGCAACCCTCCGATGTGCGATTTCTATACCATGGCGGAGAGCTTCTCGGGTGATGACTCCAACTCCATGACCAATTCCCTCAGCCGCTCTCCGCCGATCAACTTTGCCGTTCTTGAGCTTGAAGGGCTCGAACACTTCCTTGTCCAAACGGATGATCTGAGCGTCCGAGGCTGCTCTCCTGTTGTCAGGAGAGACCTTGAGGTCGTGCTCGTCCATGTATCTGCGAACAGCTGTTCCGGGAAGACCCTGCTCCGAAACCTTCTTCCAATCCACCCGGCCCTTGGAGTCGAGGACAGGAGCCATGTCCTCAGAGGAGAGATCTATACGGAGACCGTTGTCCCACGGCCGGTTCTCTCCCACGTAGAGACGAATCTTGGCTGCTGCGGCCTGGACTCGGGGATCTGTTTCTCGGGTGAGCCCTCTGTTCCAAGGAACGCGTCCTACCATCTTCTCGGAGATAGCCTGTAGGGAAGGGTGGGTGTCCTTCGTGAGCCCCTTGTTCCACCGACCCGCGTTCACTGACATCCGGCGTCGGGTCTCCTCCGAGAGGACTCTTCCTCGGAGTTCGGACTTGTCTCGGATAGGTGAGTTCAGAGCAACGATCACTACCTCAGGGTAGTCCTCTCGATAGGTGGGGTGGGCGTTCGTGATATGAGAGGTCAGGTTCTCAGCCCGGTAGCCACACTCTACACACTCCACGTAGTCGAACGGTTCCCGAAGATTCTCCCACCGCAAAGCCTCTGCCCAGGCTCGACACTCTCCACAGCGGTGGTCATGACGAGGACCGTAGTGCTTGTTCACCTGATGGGGACATCCGCAGTCAGGGCAAGTGGTCTCCTTCGTTCCCGTCCTGTCCTGAATGGACAGAGCCTTCTTGATAGCCGCACTCCGGTTCTCACGACACGCGTCCGAACGGATAGGGGTGGATTCTCCGTACTTCTCCCGATAGGTGGCAGCAGTGAGACCGTGCTTCTGGATGTGATTGGCGAGAGTCTCCCCTCGGAACCCACACTCCCGACAGGTCACGAAGTCCCGAGGCTCGGTCTTCCCCTCCCACTTGGATGCCCGCTGCTGGTCCTGGTAGGCTCGGTGAGCCTCGTCCTTCGAGCGGGAGAGATGGGCGGACAAGCCCACAGCCCCGGAGACTCTCTTCTGACAAACTGGACAGGCTCGATCGTACCGACAATCATCACAGACGAACTTGCTCCGGTCCAGGTGCGCTGCCTGGTTTGCACGTAGGTCCTGGGAGACAGCGCACTTCGAGCAAGGAACCTGAACGGTTCGATAGGTCCGGGTCTTCGCGTTCTCCCTGCAGACACGAGCCGCTGACTCTGCCTGGAGTCTCTTCCCTCTCGCCTTGTAAACATCGAGGCCAAAGAGACGGACCCAGTTCTTTCTCAGACGAACATGAGGAATGCCCAAGTCTTGGGCCGTCCTCTTGAGAGGGAGATCCCTACCCCACGCTTCCCTTAGAACAGAATCAGGAGGCGTGGGGTTCTTCTTGGGAGAGCGGTGCGGAACCCTGCGGTTGGGGTTCGAGACACGTTGCGACATGGGTTATCCTTCGTTCAGGATAACCTTACCGTATCTAAAGTGGAGTCGCTATAAGCTGGCGGGGCTCACAAACTTGAACGCATCTGGAACGTCAGGAGCAGGTACAGGAGCGGGAACACCGGAGCGTAGCTGGACTCCACCTCTGCCGTCGTCGGGTTGTCCGGAGAGGACTGCGCCGTGGACGGGGTGTACGCCGCAATGATCTGGGCCTTGTTCAGCTGACGGAGCGTCGAGTTCAGCTGAGTCTCGATCTGGCCGGTGACGCCGTCCAGGTTCTTGATCCCGCTGAACCGGTCCAAGGTGGACCGGGACTGACGCTGAACCTCGTCCGCGATCGTGATGATCGTCGGGAGCTTGGTGAGGTTGTTCGCCATATCCGTCGTGAAGCCCTGGCGGACCTTGATGACGGAGCGCTCCTGAGTGATCACCGTGACACCGCGAACCGCAACCTGGTTCTCCTGAACCGCATCGAGGACCCGAGCGACCGAATCGATACCGAGGATCCGCGCGCCCGTCCAGGGAGTCGCGACATCGACCCGAGGAGAGGCCCGGTTCCCAGCCAGAGCGGCAGCCATGAAGGTCCCGTCGACCAGGAACTCCTCGTTCTCCGCAGTCGCTGTGCTCAGGGTGATGTTGTACATGTCCGGGTAGACGAGGCGGAAGCGATAACGGGCGACGGCCTCGGCCTGGTCCCCTGCCGCGCGAGGCTCCGTTCCCGCCGAGCAACCAGCGATGACGGTGCGCTCCGCACGATAGCGAAGGCTGGACTGGATGTCGGCCTGCTGCGCCAGGTACTGGTTCAGAGTGTCACTCCCGCCCTTGAGAGCGATCAGAGTGTCCGGATACGCACCGCCGGGGAGAGCCCCCGCCACCGAGTCGATAGCCGACATGAACGCAGCGACGCTGGCCTCGTCATTGACGCCATCGCTGTCGGAGTCCGTATCGGCCTGGACCTGGCGGATGGCCAGGATGACCGCACCGTTCAGGAGAGCCAGATACGAGGCGAGAGTCGCGGGGTTCTCCGGAGAGAGACCACCGAAAGCTGCCTCGATGGCCGCCATCTTGGTGTACAGGGAAGTGGAGAAGTCCGCCTTGCTGTAGTTGTAGGAGACATAGTAGAGGTCGCCCACATCCGGAGAGTTTCCGGAACTGTCGAAGGTGGACACAACCGCTGTGTCGCCCGCCGTGATTCCAGAGGTGTTGGAGACGATGAGCTCCACCCCAGGAATCACGTTGGTCGGGAGGTTGGAGTCCGTGGTCGCCAGAGACCGACAGGTGATGGTGAAGGTCTGGCCCGCCGGGTAGGAAGAGCCCCCCTCTCGAGCGAGAACCGAGAAGGTGAGGCCCGTCACCGAGTCACGGTAGGTCTGGCCGACGTATCCGTCCTGGCCCGTTCCGGAGTTGAACACCGAGGTTCCTGCGGACCCGGATCCGTTCACGGTATCGGAGGAGGTGACGTAGAAGCCGTCGACGGCATCCTCACCCGAGCCGCCGTCGCCGTCGGAGATCCCCAGGCCCGTGCCCGGAAGGGTAGTGGAGTCGGTGGCGGCCTCGTCGATGGCGATGCTTGAGGTCGTGCCAGCGCCCGCGTTGCCCTGGCTCTGCAGGTACAGGTACTGAGCGTTGGCCGAGTCCGTGACCCGCTTCGCGAGAGCGGCGAAGGCGAAGTATCCGGAGGCCCCGGCCCAGGTGAAGATCGAGTCCGACAGGGTCGTGTTGGTGTGAGCCATCAGGGCGGAGACCAGGGTATCCACCGAGAGGGTCTCACGCTCGACAGAGTCACCGTCGGTGAACCCGAGGATCTCGTTGGCCGAGCCAGTCCCGAGGACGATGCTGGTGGCCGCCGTGGTCAGATCACCACGGAGACGGATACCAGCCCCTTCCTGGACCGGAGCGGCGGAGAGACCCGCTGCCGTCATGGCAGCGCTGATCTGGCCCAGGACCGTGTTGGCCGAACCCACAGGGCCCAGAGGCACGTCAGCGGAGCTTCCCGAGGCGATCGCGACTCCGGAGGCGTCCGTGAACTCCACCGTGATGGGGGTTCCCTCAAACGTCATCTTGAAGACGTTGTTCTGGGGAGTGGTCCCACCATCCGCGTAGAAGGTCACGACCGGCTGACCGTCCCGAGCATCGCCATATGTGGTCGTCGGGACCTGACCTCCGGAGATACCAACCTCACCGAAGATGGTCGGCTCCATCATGGTCCCGCGGATCCCTGCATCGGCAGTGTCCTTGGCTACCAAGCCGGCCTGCTCTGCGCCGGTCCCACCCAGAACCTCCAGCTGACAGAAGCCCTTGATGAACTCCCCATCCATCGAGCCGGTCTGGCCAGGGATGAGCCGGTTGCGGAGGATGATACGGTCGGTCAGGTAGGGGGAGGCGCCCAGAGAGTAGACCCGCGCGATGGGGCCCGCGAACAGCTTGGCCTGTCCGGACTGGGCCGCAGCGTCGGTGTCCAGCCCTGCGAGGAGAGCGAAGTCCTCGCCCGCCGTCTGAGCCACGAACTCCAGGTACGCACCTTCCGTATCGGTCGGGTCCGGGATCAGGGAGAACGTCAGACGTCCGCTGGTATCTACTCCAACGGTGATGACACACGCAGCAGCAGCTGTTGAGATCGCCGCGTCGATTGCAGTCTGGACCGCAGCAGCCAGAGCCGTGGCAGTCGTGTAGGTTCCGGCTACGATCGCATCGCCACCAGCGCAGTCGAGAGTGGTCTGGCCCGTCGTTGATCCCGTGACGCTGATCTGGAGCTCATCGTACTCCCCTGCCGTGATCGTGACCGCAGAGAGGAACCGAGTGGCTCCCGTCATGTAGGGGGCGTTGTCCGGGTTGTACAGAGAGAAGACCGAGGTTCCGTCGTAGGTGCCTCCGTCCAGGGTCAGGGTCTTGGTCGACGCCACGTAGTCGGTGACAGTCCGGATGGTTGCAGCAGCCCCGAGCCCTCCAGTGACAACCACTTCCCAGCCGATGTAGTAGTCATCGGTTCCGGAGGCGTAGGAACCGTTCGGGATGACGATGGTCGCCGCCCCGCCGGAGGAAGCCGTGGCTCCGTAGACCCCGAAGGCCACCTGGTTGATCACGTTGGTGAAGCTCGCGGTGATGCTGGTGGAGTCATCCAGAGCGATCGCGTTGAGCAGGACCCCGTCCACCATCAGGTCGATGGTGTTGTTGGTAGAGTCCACCACGAAGGAGGTTCCGCCGGATGCGGCGGAGTACTCGATCTCGTTGCCCACCATCTGAGCGAAGAATCCCGACCCAGAACCGATCGGGTCGGAGAGATCGACATGGCCCCCGGTCAGGGTGGCTCCATCGACGATGATGTCGAAGTTGTCACTGGCGCCCGGTGCGATGTAGTAGGGTCCGGCACCGGGGACGGTGTAGGACCCCAAGGTCGCGTTCTGGGTCGCGAACGTGACGGTGACGTCCTCCTCGACAGGACCGACGTAGCTGGTCGCATCGAACGGAGTCTCGAAGCGAGTATCCGCCGTGCTCTCCGCGCCGCTCGGGAACTGGATCTGGATGGTGGCCAGACCCGCGCTCTTGGAGGAGAAGAGAGCCGTGTACAGGGAGTCCCCGTCCTCGTTGGCCACGCTGTAGACACCGACACCCGAACCACCCTCGGTATCGACGGTGAGGGTGTACTCCTGGTCCTGGATGGTGTTGTAGTAGAAGGTGGCGTAGACAGAGGCGCCGACCGGGACAGCGCTGGCCAGAGTCACCCGAGAGTTGTCGGAGTCGACCTTGGTGACCTCGACGGCCCCTCGCTCCACCGCATCGCTGAGGCTGTAGCCCCAGTAGACCAGGACGAGATCAGGTCGGTTGGTGGGGAGACCCACCCGACCATTGGCCACGTCGGTGAAGGTGTCGGAGTCAATCAGGGAGTTGCGCCCATTCCCCGTCGTCGCGACCAGAGGCAGGGTGAAGGTCTTCCGATCCTCGAGGGGCGGGTTGACCGAGGTGTCGACGTAGGCCGCGCACTCGGCCAGGTACTGGCGTGCATCCACCAGTGTCGTGGACACCTGGGTGTCGTTGAAGTACGTCGCCCCAGAGGTGTGAACCCCAGACTCAACCAGGGAGGCAGTCCCCCAGAGGATCTTGTCGTCCTTGAGGATGAAGTCGGTTCCGCTGGTGTAGTCCTTCCGGTCGGGAGTCAGACCCGCCTGGGTGATCGCCGTGATGTTCCGGTGCTGCAGGTGGTCGAAAGTATCCTGCCAGCTGTTGAAGTAGTACTGACAGGTGACGACCGCGCCGGGCTCCGGGGCGAACCCGAGAGTGAAGGTGCGAGAGGCTCCGTCCAGGGACTCGGGGATGACCTGCGTCCCGTCCACCTTCACTGTCACATCGGCCGGATCGGTGGAGGTGATGCCCCCGTTGGTTCCGTCGACGATGGGTCCTTGGAAGGTGAAGAAGGTCTTGTTGCGGGCGGTATCGGTGCCCGTGGTCAGACCCAGGGTCGTGTTCGCCGAGCCGGAGCCCACCACGATGTCCCGGTCCGCCGTCAGGTACAGGACCGTCCGACCCTGGGAATCCTCAGCCGTCGTCGCGGACAGAGAGGTTCCCGAGGCGTCGCTGTTGATGAACGCGGCGATCTGGGCCGCCGTCCAGCCACCAGTGGGAGACTCGGACAGGGTGACCGTGACCGCATCCTCGGAGTCCACTGTGAACTCAAGGGTGTCGTTCACGTCCGTGGTGATGTCGTAGTTCTGGTCCGCCGTCCCGTAGATCTCGGGAGCATCCGAGGTGACCTGGTCGGACAGGGTATCCGTGACCAGCGTATCGGTGCGGTTGAAGAAGTAGGTGGCCAGAGTCTCTTCGCCCAGCTTGGGGGCCGTCGAGAGAGTCAGAATGCCCTTGGCTCCATCGATCGCGAGGACCACCACAGGGTTCCCTGCGATGGTGACGCGGATCTTGGAGGAGTTGGTAGCCGTCGTCCCCGTGCCGTTGCCGTTGACGATGGGGAAGTTCTTGACCTGGACGCGCTTCAGGCTTCCGTTGAAGGCACCGAGGGTGACCTCCCCAGACTCGGAGACGGATACGACCGCCCGACCAGAGAGATCCTCATCCACGACCCGCTGGTCGGAGGAAGAGCTCGAACCCCGGACCACCTCAAGGGCGTCCTGGAAGAGCGACTCCGACCCCGTCCCCAGGAGCAGGGGGATCCGGAGACTGGCCGAGATTCCCTGGAGGGGATTGTCGAAGAAGGTCTGGGTGTATACGCCCGGAGGAGCGTATGTGTCGCCGGGAAAGCTCATTAGGGACTCCGAAACTCACGAGCTCAGTAATCTGACCGCAGGGCATAGCCTGGGACTTAGTGGAGCTCTATAAACGGAGAACCGGCCTATTCCTCAGCAGAAGCCTCTTTGGCTGCTTGGGCGATCTGAAACGCGGCTTGACGATTGGAGTTGGCCTTGACGCGTTCCTTCTCGGTGATGACCCGATATCCGGTTCCGTCCATCGTGGGAACCAACTGGTCTCGAGTCACGACACGCCCCGCTTTCCTCTCATCTCGGATTACGGAGTCCTTGACCGATCCCCGACCTTCTATCCCCTTCCACCGACGAGCGGAGTCCCGGCCAATAGCCTTGTCCATGTTCCAGTCATCTGAGGTTCCCGTGTTGGGCGGGGCGATACCTCTCAACTGTGAGGGTGGGTGCACGAACGTATGGTTCGCGGCGGAGACCAGCTTCCGCATGATCTCACCACAGTTACATTCCAGGAGCTTCCCTTCGGAGAGCGCAGCACGCTTCCAAAGCTTCTCCACACGGAACCCACAGGAGTCGCACTGGTATTCATAGATCGGCATACGCCGACCCTACCGCACAGTCAGCCCCGAGCGCCCGCCAATCGCTGTAGGATCTCTCGTCGTTCCGAAGATCCTACGGGCAGAGAAGCAGCCTTGTCCAACGCCTGCTTGAACGGGGGTGTCCAGTCCACCTTGCCCTGGTTCAGCTCGCGGACCGCCTTGGGAACGTTCTGGGGGTCGATGACCGGCATCTGCTTCCGCGGAGGAGCCCATGAGGGAACCGATTTGGAGATGAGGCTGGCGTTCTTCCCCATCTGCTCGATCCCGGCCCCCACACTCCCGAAGTTGTCGATCAGGATTCCCTGGACCTTCTCTGCCGAGATCGGGAACGAGCCCCCGATGCCTTCGACAGAGAACTTCTGGAGGAGGGCGCTGACCTTGGCTGGGGTGAAGTCATCCAGGTTGCCCTTGCCCGGCTTCCCGTTGCGAACACCGAACAGACCCTTGGTCAGGATGTTGAGAAGACGCAGAAGCTCCTTCCCTTCGAGAGCAGCACCCCAACCGCCGACCTTGCCCTTGGACCCAGAGGCGAGGATGGTCGCCGCCCACCGATGGTGGCCGTCCATGATGTGTCGATCAGCGGATACGATGGCCCCAAGATCTCCCCCGACCTTGCCAGAGGCCAGCATCCCGAGGGCCATCCCAACTGCCTTGGGAAGGACCATGGAGGTCTGGGAGGGCTTCAGAGAGGAAGCAGACCAGGAGTTCCGGGAGACATTGACCTTGTCCTTGTTCCCGTCCCCTGACTGGGAGATGATCTTGGCCAACACCGGGTCGACCTGATCCAAGCGGAGAGCTCTGTTGACCTGCTCCTCATGGATGCTCCGCGCATACCGAAGGAGGGCTTGCCTTTCCGGAGACCCCTTCGGATAGACATGGGAGAGACGTGTGATCGCGGCGCGAATGGACATCATTCCTCCGAGAGCTCGGCGGCCCAGGTCTCCAGCGTGAGGGGACCTTCCGAGGTCTTGTATCGGATGAGAGTAGAGAGGCCCTCATCATCTTGGCTCTCAAGAATCTCGCTCACGGTCGGAGGAGCTGCGTTCGCATCCGATACCGCCTGAGCAGGAGAGGTATCAATCCCATCCTGGGCTCCCGCAGGAGCCGCAACCTCTGGGTCGTTTGTCAGAGCCTTGGCCTCACTGAACTCCCGAACCTCACGTCGCTCCGGGTTGTCGAAGAACAGATCCTCGGCAGAGGGAGCCACAGGAGCGGGAGCCGCTACGGCCTCCTTCCCCTTTGCAGCCGCAGCTACCCGAGCGATGGTCTGCTGGAGGAGGTACGAGTTCTCTTCGTGAGCGTTGGCGGTCGACATGAGCCAGTCATCCAGTCCAAGGGTTCCGGCGCCAGTCTCCGTGATGAAGTCGTGGGCAGCCTTGATTGACGCCTGGAGCTCGGACTCTGAGAGGAGCCCCCGCTCGGCATGGTTGGAGATCGTTCCCCAGTGATCGCAGAGACCTTGGATCAGTTCGAGCTGAGGAGCCAGAGAGACAGACTGAGAGCCAAGGAACCCGACGAGCTTCTCGGCGAGTTGATCGATCTGCACGGTGACCGAACCGTAGAGCCGATCGAACAGGAGATGATCTCCGTAGAAGTTGGGGCCTGAGACCTGCCAATGGCTGGTCTGGTAGGACATGCTCTGGGCCCGAAGCACCGCGAGGACCCGGGACAGAGTCTTGAACAGCCCTACTTGGGCGTCCGGATGTAGGTTCCGATACGCCGTCTTGGAGGTCATCACAGACACTTGGGGGAGGACCAGACCGGCGATCCGGACGGGACGGAATCCCTGGAGCGGGTCAAAGTCAAGCACATCAGTTCTTCAGTCGATCCAAGTGATGGACTCGGCAGCCTTCTTGGCGCCACCGACCTCTCCGAGGAGCTCGGAGAGGTCCTTCTGGGTGAACTGGCCTTCCAGCCCCTCCTTGTTGTCCGGAAGGGTCAGAGGACCAGACTTGGTCTCCCCGATGGTGTCCTGGACCTCAGACGCGTTGCGGTTGAGCTGGTCCGTGTAGGCGCGCTGCTCTGCAGCCTCGACTGCCTGGATGAACTGGCCGATGGCCCTGTCCAGGTGGCGAAGCTCCGTCCAGCGCAGGTTCTTGTACAGCCAGTTCTCCAGCCCCTGCTCGAGCTGCCAGATGTGGGAGGAGACCTCCCCCGCTGTCTTGTCGGAGACAGTGCCGTCCACCGAGGCAGCGATCAGTACAGCGCGCTCCTGAATGAGCTCTGCCTGCCGGCGGATCTCCGTAGAGCGCGCCTTGAGACGGTTGGCGATGCGGAGGCGGATCTGGTCGTCCAGGGAGGCCACCTTGTCCCCCGCCGGCTCATCAGAGGCGGCCTTGATCTGGTCGCCATACTTGTCCTTCATCTCCTTCCAGGTGTCCTGGAAGTCCTTGGACTGCTCGGACAGCCACTTCTTGAACTCCTTCTTGCCCTCAGGACCTTCCTTGAAGCGAGCACGATGAGTGGTGAGGGACGCCTGGATCTGGCGAACTTCGAAGGGGAGGAGATGGCTGGACATGAGGGCTCCAATTCTGGGGTCCGTAGAGGATAGTGAGGCTACCGGTTACAGGAGGACGTCGTACCCGACGGATCCCGTCACCACAGCAGCAGCCTCAACTGTGAACCCAGAGACCGTCTTGCTGGTAATCCGAAGGGCCGTGAAGAGATCAGAGGAGAGATGCACTCGGTAGTCCGTTCCCGAGAGGGCCTCTGAGAACGTGACGCTCTTGGAGGTCTCCGCAGCAAACGTGAGGGTGCCGTTGATGGAACTGGAGACAGCCAAGATATCCTCCACCTGGGTCATCGCCGAGGCGATGTCATCCGTGACCGATTGGGGGATCTGGGTATACGGAGAGACGACCATGCCGTAGGGGTCCTGGATGTCCCGGACCAGGATCTTCCCTGCCGAATTCTGTACAATTGTGAATGTGTATGTGTCGGACCCGGCGACCGAGGTGTACGTGAACTCTGCTTGGGCCAGCTGCATCTACCAGACCCCAGAGGTTTCACACCCCTTCTTGGTGAGCCACTTGTCAAGCGCGGCGAGCTTCTCCCGGTCCGCGCTTCGGAGGTCCATCCGGTCTCCTCGGACAAAGATGCCCAAGTCTGACACAGACTCCAAGGAGCCGAGCTTGCTACACCCGTCCCGAAACGACCTCATGAGAGACGGGAGGTTGCGAATCCCACCGCCCATCCCGAAAACAGAGAGTCGGTACTCCGCACGGGAGTTTTCCCGGACCCACCGCTCTGCGACCCTTTTCGCCAGGGCAACCCGAACAACAGATGGGACATGTTTCGCCACGCGCAACTCCTGCCGTGGCCCTTCCCATAGCTCGGATATTGGAGACGTCAGTAGATGCTGTGAATGACCTCTTCCGGCCACGCGGACCGAGAGGTGTTCTTGAGGATGTTGGGATTCGCAGCGACCTTGGAGAAGAGATCCACGAACTTCTCCATCCCACGGACCAACTTCAAACGCTCGATAGTCCGAAGGAACCGGTGCCGGACGAAGCCCTGCGTAACGCCGAGCTCACGGGCGACTTCGCTTTGGCAGGTCGTCTTGACCATCCGCACCATGATCCTCCGGTCGGTAGGACAGGAGACGGAACCGAGAAGCGCATCCTCGAGCTCCTGTTTGGTGTATTCGGGAAGAGAGATGAGGAACTTCAACCGAGCAGCCCCCCTCTGGAGCCGGTAGCACACCGTCGGTTGGCTCACACAGAACAAGTGGGCGATCGAGGTCTGACGGAGACGATTGAAGTAGTAGAGCTCAATGAAATCCGCCTCCCTCGGTGGGATACGATGAAGGAGAGCGCGAACTACCTCCATCTGCCCGATGCGTTCTCCCTGGAGTTCTTCCCGCACCGTGGGGAGGCTGCCGAGGGTTTGGTCGGTGGAGAAGAACTTCTCCATATCGTGGGGATCGTTGAGGAGCTGTCCTCCCCAGTAGCTACTCATCGTCGATCTCCTTTGGCAAGAGGGCTTGCCGGGGGATGGAACGGATTGTTTTGAGCGTCCTCATGGTGAAGAGAACCTGGGCGTTGTTATCGTCAACCCCCAAGACCCGCCCTGCTAATCCTGTACAGATCCCCTGTCGAACAACGACGTCCATCCCCGTCTCTATCTCGACGGCGATCATATTCCCAAGTTGGTCCTGTAGTTGTAGGACCTTCCTGTGGGGAACTGTCATCAGAGCAGGGAAGAAGGAGCTCCCTGTAGTGTGGAGCACCTGCTTCAGGAATGGAGATTCGGCCGCGAACTCCAGGTACGCCCGTTCAGGGTAGCCGGATTCTACGAAAGCGTATCCCTCCATCACGTTGAAGAGCGTCGTGCGCCCTCCATAGGTGAAGGAGATATACGGGATGAAGACCTCGAGATCGGACTTGAACTGCAGTCGGAGATGTGCTTCCAGCAAGCCCGCAGAGGCCGCTTTATCACCAGAGGACGTCAGCTCAAATACAACCCAGGTCCGCTCATCCCGTCCGTCCCCCACGCATCAACCTCCGCAAATGGTTCTGCACCAGCTCACGGAAAGTCTCCGGGGAGAGAGACAGGGAATCAGAGATTTCCCCTGATTGGGCAGCCTCTCGTCCCGGCCCATTCCCAATAGCACGTGGATCAATCCACACCCCACCAGTGGTTCTTGCAACACTCGGTTCTGTACCATTACCCGCAGAGGGGAGAGCCGAGGGAGCAGAGGGAGCAGATTTTTCCGGGGTGGGGGTCGAGACTGGGGAAGGTGTGGGGGAAGGAGAAGCGGTTGCTGGGACTGCAGCAACCGTGATCGAGGTATCCGAGGGAACCGAGAAGACGGGTTGTCCCTTCAGCGCATGGAACACGGACCCTACGTCCAAGACCAGGGTGTGGTCCGAGGGGCGGTGCGGAGGGGCAGCAAAGCGAGAGGAGATCATGAGGAGAGCAGAACCCATCTCCGCCACCCTCTTGACATCCTCGGACCCCCACCGAGTCGGGATCTTTCCGACACCGAGGTGATGCCGGTAGGCGACCATAGAGGCCTCTGCAATACGCCGGTAGGCGACGGAAGGGGATACCTCCCGTGAGATCTCCAGGACTCGTTCAACAGCCCCTGGGAGGTCCGTACCGAGGGCCTGCAGGAGCGCCACTGCCATCTGGTTCGCATCGAGGCGGAGATACTTGGAGACGCTCGCTGCGGAGACCCCGCCCAGCATGGAGACGCCTTCGAGGAGCTTGAGGGCATCCCGGATGTGGGAGTCACAGGACTCAGCGAGAGTGACCAAGGCATCGCTGTCGTACTCAAGGAGCTCCTGTTCGCAGACGTAGGCGAGTCGCTCCGCGATAGCCTCAGGACCCACCGGGCGAATGACGAACGCGGGGGCACAGCGGGAGAAGACCGTAGACCGCATCTTCTCAGGCTCAGTAGTGGAGAACAGGCAGACGAGCTTCTTCTCCTGAGTGCCGGGGACACAGTCCTCCATAGGCTTCAGGAGGATATCCAGGGCTGCCTTGGAGAGCCGATGGCTCTCGTCGAACAGGTAGATGCGCCGCTGCCCAGAGAAGGTCGCGTACTTGACGTCCTCCACTACTCGAGCGAGATCAGCTTTCCCAGACTTGGACGCGGCGTCCAGTTCCTCGAATCCCTCGTGTGGCTCTCCTGCGATCATGGTGAGACAGGACTCACACCCGTCACAGGGCTTCCCTCCGTTCCCTCGAGCACTGGGACATAGGAGCGCGCGGGCCAAGATCCGACACAGGGTGGTCTTCCCCGAGCCATGCTGGCCACAGAACACATAGGACTGGTGGTATCCCCTACCCTCCGCGACGTACTGTTGAAGGACAGCAGTAGTCGCCTCTTGGCCGAGGACATCGCAGTACTTGTAGGGGCGATAGGTGGTGTCGAAGCTCACAGAGCGACCCTACATGTTGATCGTATCCACGGAGCCTACTACTACCGTCTTGGCAGCTGCAGCCTTCCCTGCTTTCCAGGCAGAGAACAACTCCTGGATGACCGAAGCGTCCACGACAGTGTTCGGGTCGAGATACCCCCGGTCACGGAGCCATGAGACGAACTCCTCATCCTTCCGCCAGGCCGCACGGGAGCTCCATGGGGAGGTCATTCGTCGTCCCCGCCCTCATCGCCATCCGCATCATCCCCCGTGACAGAGGCAGCCACGGGATCGATGGGAGGCTGGTCCGACTCCTCTTCCTCTCGAGGGAACCACATCCCGTACCGCTCGACGTTCTCGCGGTAGGCGACGATGTCCGGAGCGTACAGACGCAGCTTGTAGTCTCCCGACTTCTCGTCGAACTCGGATCCACAGCCGCAGAGGAGATGGTCGAGGAGGGCTTCCTGCTGGCGGGAGGTGAGCGCCTCCGACCACTTGTCCGCACCGATCAGGAGCATGAACTTGAAATCCTCCCCTGCCAGAGCGTTGACCACGTCGCTGACCTTGGAGCGCTGGCCGTAGATGACCTGGCCTCCGCTCTTGCCCGCCTTGTCCTTGAAGGCGACCACGATCTCTTCGAGGTGGTCGACCAGGTCGGGGTGGTTGGCCCGGACCAGGCGCTTCATGATGTCGTGGATTTCCGTGTTTGCCTTGTAGATACCCATTCGAGGGCTTCCTCCTACAGATTGAATGCTTGGCGGAGGGCTTCTTTCCCTCCACGCTCCCAGATTGCTCCCGGATCCTTCCCTCCGAGATACCTGACAGGGATCACATGTGCGCCCGCCCGGCTCAGACGCTCTATTACCCCGGGGATCCTGCGACCGGACTTCTCTTCGATAAACCCCTCCATCTGCGTCTGGCCCGTGGAGTCCATGTCGAACGCCACATAGACTGTCGCGTAGGGGGAGAGGATCCGGGAGATGAAGTCCACCTGGCGCCGGGATACCCGAGCGGTCCCACATGCCAGGACCACATCCTTCTCTGGAAGAGCGTGCTGGAGCGCAATGTCAAAGGCCCCTTCGACCAGCCAGACATCCCCGCCATCCCAGATTCGTTGGAGAGTCGAGGGGACCAGACCAATGAAGACAGGGGAGAACTGAGCCTCGTCGAGACGGTGTTCTTTGACCAGCTTCTCTTGGTCCCCCCAGGTCCGGTACTCAACCCCGAGGATCTCCCCCGTGGGAGACCAGAACGGAATAGCCAGCCAGCCGGCGCGATACTCACCGCAGGGGCCATTCCTCTTGCGATACACAGGGTCCGGGGCAGGGGTGTTCTCTGGCCGAACTATCCCGACCCGCATCTCCCTCATCAGCGGTAGCGGGAGACCCCTACCAAGGACGTGGCCATAGAGCTCTTCGGGTAGGTCCCGGGCTCCTGACTCAATCATCCCCCCCAGCCATTCCCTCACCCGACTCCCCCGCCTCAGCAGAGTTACCGCTGGACTCAGGAATGGAGAATCCGATACCGCGAGCAGCGTTGTGGACCACCATCCCTACCCACCCCCCATCGAACACCACAGTAGTCCCAACATAGGAGCGGTCCCGAGGCACCACCACCGCCCATCCCTTGGGGACCCAGAGCTCCTTGTGGCAGGGAACATCCTCTGGAATATGGGACTTGTCGTAACCGTCTCCGTAGAGAACGATGACTTCATCGAGGTCGTAGTCTTGTAGGTGTTGGAGAGCGGAGGACAGGCCCTCTGCCGTATCTGGGTGGACACTGCCCCAACCACACTCTTGAGACATCTCGGAGACGTGCTCGAGGGCCTGGCGGAACAGGAACGCCGTCGCAGCTTTGCGGACTCCTGCCCGGATGCTGCTGTTGGGGAACTTGTTCTCCACCCACATCAGGTCGCGCTTCTTGCCTGCAGCGGATACCAGGAACGGTCCCTCGAGTTCCGCAGCCACGGGGATCTCGATCATGAAAGGGGTCTTCTCTCCCTTCTTGGAGGCGACGTATTGCGTCAGGACATTCATCGAGTAACCCAGGTGAGAGGGTTCCACCACTGGAAGGAGGCCTGGGGAGCCGGGGGGCTCGGTGGCGGACGCATCAGTTCCTCTGCCTTATTGAGGAGAGTCGTGGTGAGCTCCTGGAGCGCCTTGTCGGGATCCTCTGAAGATAGGGGATCGTAGTCCTCATCGAGAGCTTTGGCCAACGCCTGGGCGAGCCCCATCCCCGTACGAGCCCGGTACTCGGCAGTCCGCACGTCTTGCCGTAACTGTATGACGGCGGTCCTGAACTGCTGAAGGGAGTCCGAGGGGCTGATGGAGATCTCCTTGTTCATCTCCATGATCCGCTGGTGGAGATCGTCCGCCCGGTCCTCCTCGTCCTTGAGAGCCTGAGCGACGGTTTGAAGGTCTTCCTCGGTCTCGGCCCATACCATCCGGCCCTCAATCTCAGCGGAGGGGAACGGATTCTGATTGGGGGCTCCCGGGACATCTTCCCCCTCGAGAACCCACTGGAGGATAGCCACCACAGGGAACCGGATGGATAGGTCCTCCAGGGAAGCCTCTGCGAAGAAATCTCGGAGACTATTCTTGAGATCCTCCGCCGTGTGTCTCTGCTGGAACTTCCCGCACTCTTTGGAGCGGTCACGGAAACGAGAGTCACAGGCTTTCTCGTCCAACCGGCAGACCCGGAGGGACACATTCCGAGCGGATGCCTCAAAGTTGTGAGCACAGTTGGCTCCGGATTCCTTGAGGAGCCTGGAGAGCTCACGCTTGGTCCGGCGGAACCGGATCTGCTTGAGCTTCTGCGCTATTTGACCTGGGGTCTTCACCGGGAACGCACTCGGGAGAAGGTCGCAGCCCCCCGAACGTTCTTTATCCGATACGCACTGGTGGCCGAGTCCACCAATACCGGGTTGTGGCTCACGGAGAGCACATCCATTCCAAGTCTCTGGGCTAAGACCGACAAGAACTCCCCCACCCGAGGAACATAGTCTTCAGCAACAGCCCCCAAGCTCTCGTCCAGGAGAAGGAGGGGGCGGAGGTCCCTGCGAGTGATAACCACCAGCCGAAGGAGAACCGACTGCACCGCAGCCACCGACCCTCCGTAGGCCTCCACGCTTGAGCCCTCGGTTTCGGAGCCGTCCGCGTGCCTCTGGATGGTGAGGAAGTCTACGGAGACCTTCCCTCTCTGTATGTCCACGACCGCCTTGGCCTTCAGGTCCATATCATTGAAGATCGCACGGAGACCCTCTGTGAGGAGACCCTCCGCTGTCTTGGCGCTATCGATGACCTCCCTGTCTACCAGGTAGCGGAACAAGTCCGCCACTCGAGACAGGGTCTCGGACTCTCCTTCGAGACGAAGGACCTGTATCCGGTGCTGGCGCAGCCGTTGCTTGGCCGAGTCCCGGAGGGTCTCAAGTCGAAGGGTCTCTTCCAGAAGGGAATCGAGCTCCGCGCTCAAATCTCATCCTCGTCCTGCCAGATGATCACGACGAAGTACACGTTGGAGGTGCTCTCCTCGACGGGAATACCGTCTGGGGGCTCATCCTCGCACTGGAATGAGAAGTAGCCGCCCTGGGGGAAGACGTAGATGCGCAGACGCAGGTCGTTGGATCCTGCCAGAGACTGGATGCCCTGCAGGTACCGAGTCCGGATACAGATCGGGTCCTTGAGGTTCTGGTCATCCTCAACGGACGCTGACTGGAGGGGATACTCGGAGAAGCCCCCGGCCTCGCAGGGCAGACGGAGGGAGACCTGCTCCTTCTCGTGATCGTAGATGAACGTGACCGCGCTCCAGCTCTTGGGGGCTCCCGCCAGGAGGACTGCCATTCCAGCGGAGAACTCCTCCCAGTTCAGGTTGAGGACCGCCGTTGCCGGAGCATCGCGGTCCATCTTGATCTTGTTGAGCGGGATGAAGGGCTCGGCCACGCCCACATAGGCCCCGTCGCCCCTGATGAACAGGATGCTGCGCCCCCCACGTCCGTCGGAACTCCGCTCGAAGGTCTTCACCTCGACCTCGTCGTTCCGCACATCCTTGGAGGAAAGGAACTTGACCACCGAGGGGAGATCCTTGCCCGGGATCCGGAGGTTGATGTCGGGGAGGGCCCGGAGGTCCACCATGATGAGACCGGTGCGGTCGGTGGCGTAGAGGGTCCCGGAGATGCCCTCGATCTGACACATCTCCGGCTTGACGGTGTCGTCATCAGAGATGTAGGGGCGGCAGGCCGAGAAGGCGCGGACCAGGTTGTTGGCCCGGACCTTCCCATGGGAAGTGGAGTTCGGAATGAGCTCATCCCAGAAGGGGAATCGATTGGCGTCCAAGGAACGGAACCGAACACGGCTCCGGCCGCCCTTCGCGACGACCTCACCCTTCTTGGCGGTGCTGAACTCCAGCACGCCGTTGGAGACCGAAGCTACCCACTTGTCGAGGCGCCAAGCCTCCACGGTGAACTGACCGTCCTCATCCGCGTTGGCGACGAAGGAAGCGCAGGAGAAGGTCCGGAGATCGAAGGACAGGACCTCAGCGCGGCCCTCCTTGACCCGGAACAGGTAGTGGGCGGAGAGGTCCGTGCTCGAGCCGGTGGTGAGACGGGCGACAGAGAGGGCAGCTTCCAGGTCCGGCTTCGCAACAGTGATCTTCATCTGGTGGCATCCTTGTAGGGTTCGAGGGCTTCTTGGGCGGCCCTCAGTTGGGTTTCGAACTCGGTGACGCTCTTGTCGTACGCCTGTTCGAGCTGGGAGATGGTAGCGTCCAGGCGGTCTGGGTCGAGACCCGCTTCCTGGATCTCTTGACGGACGGTGGCGAGGTTTTCTTCCGCCGCCTGCTTCCGACCCTCGATCCGTTGGACCTCCGCAGCCAGTTGATCTCGGTCTCTGATGGCTGCAGCCAGTCTATCGTCGAGGGACACACGTCCTCCAATGGGGAGAGGATGGGTTACCGGTTCTGCACTCACATGGAGAAGTCTATGAATCCCCCGCTCGATCCTTCGAGCTCGGGAGGCTTCTCCGGGCCTGTCCGGTTCTTGGCGTTGGCCTTGATCTGCTCCTGGCGTTCGGGACAGACCGGCTGAAAATCGCAGTAGCGACACTTGGAGGGTTCCGGAGTAGCTTCGAAGTGGTGCTTGCGCATACCGTTCCTCGCAGCCACTGCTCGGTCAGCCAGGCCGAGCAAGTCCTCTCGGGTGAAGGGAACCCACGTAACCCCTTCTTCAAGAGTGGTTGAGCCGTCCTCGTTGGGGGTCTCCGTCCCGTGAGGATACCTGTACCAGACGAACCCGAGCCGGTCGGGGAGCTCTCGGTAGGAGAGCCAGAACAGCAATGCGTAGAACCTCAGCTGATCAGGGTTCGCGCTGTCCTTGTTCTTGGTGTTCTTGCCGTCAAGGATAGTGACACCGTTGTCCTCCCGACGGATGATCATGTCCGCGTAGCCGCCCACCTTGGTCCACTTCTTGATCCACCCCAGTAGGTGGACCTCAGCACGGGCATAGGTCCCGAGGAGCTTGTGGGCTTTCATCGTTCGGAGGTAGCCCTGGACCCCGTCGTGACAGACCTTCTTCATCTCGGACTTGGGCATCCGGGTGTCCAGATAGGTCTTGCGAAGGATTCGCTCGAACTCTCGCTCTACCATGGCCTCCAGGCGGATCCGGAGACGCGCAGGGTCCATGTAGTGCTGTTCGTTGTAGAGACGCTCTACAACTTTCTGGATCACCTTCCCCATCAAGGGGTGGTGCTCAGACCTCCGCACATCAGGGAAAGGTCTCCCCTTCCCTTCGCCACGTCCAAGATCTATGCCCTCCCACCCTTTGTGCCAGAGTAACTGGCGGGGGCAGGCCTCATACTTGGAGATATGGCTCCAATACCACGCTGAGTCTCGATCCACGGGGGCTCCTGGGGAACCCCCACACTCTACCGAGCAGCGCGCTCCAGGAACCCAAGAGCGCGCTCCCGAACATCATCCGGCACGTTCTCTACGGCGCGGAGAGCATCCTCCACCGTATCCCCCGGGTTCCGAGGCGCCAGAGAGGAACGGATGCTCTCGACGAAGGTATCCATCTGAACCTGGCGCTGGACCTGACGTTGTCGGGCCTCCACGTCGAACACCTCCTCGGCGGAGCCTACCTTGAGCCGAACGACCTCAGTTCCGACACGGGCCTTGTTCCCTCCGTGTCCCTCGATACATCGGATTACCACACAGGCAGGCTGGCGCTGGACGTTATCTTGGGACAGGGAACCTCGGGTGAGGGACCCTACGTTGATGAACGTCTTATCCTTGATCCGGGTGACCCCCTGGTCCATGTGCCAGTGGCCGAAACAGAACACGTCAGGAGCGGTCCCCATCAGGTCCGAGTAGCGGATGATGTCCTCACCCTCGAACATCTTGCCCCCCGTAGACGAGGCAAGGACATGCGCCACGCAGATGAGGATATCCTCATCCCCGCGAGTGATCCCGGTGAACCTCTCCATCTCGTAGCGTGGGCCATGGTAGGGGATGCCGACCACCCGAACCTTGATGTTGCGGAAGTGGCCCAGGTGGCCGAGGTCCGTGTTCTCTACGAACTCAGCCTCATGGGCATCGTAGAGCCGTTTGAAGACTCCGGCGGCATACAGGGAACCCAGGGGCTGTTGGTGGAGGAAGCTGTAGTCCCCGTAGACCGAGTCATGGTTGCCTGGGGTGCAGTAGACCGGGCAGGGATAGTTGGCGTGGTGCACAGCGATCTTCTGCACCAGCCGATGGGAGTTCTTGCTCGGAGACTTGAAGTGGAAGAAGTCTCCGCCGTCCAGGATAGCAGCCGCCTTCTCGCGGCGCGCGACGTCCCGTACCTGGCCCAGCTTCCCCAGGACAGTCTCGGTCCAATCGTCCGTCCGGGAAGAAGGAGCCCGGTCGGAGATGTGAACGTCTGTGCGCCAGACGAAGCTGATCATACAGACAGGCCCATCTTCTGGAAGATGGCACGCAGGCGTTCCGGGTTCTCAGTCCTGAGCGTGTTCATCTCTTGGGCAATCCGCGCAAGCGGCGGATAGAAGGCCCACGTGCCGTCGATGATGACAGCCTCGTCTCCTTGCCGGACCTCCTCGTACACCTCCTTCCGGAGGACCTGGATCCAACCCGGCAAGGCGTCGTTGAAGCCCGCCATGACCCACTCGGTGCCTTGGATATCCAGGACGTCCCCAACCACGGGGATGTTGATCCCGAGTTCCTTGGCAATGACATCCTTGATCAATCTCATCGCGTCGGCGCGGTTCATCATAGACTCCCTGGGTGTTCTTGGCAAACCGTCCCGCAGGTAGGACAGAGGCCTCTTTTACCGAGGAGATTCTGCACCAGGGACACCGCCTCTTGGTGTTGGGTTCGTGCTCTGCTCAGATCGGACTCCCAGCCCGATACCTCGGACCCGGCCCGCCCATAGAACCGGGCAAGTCGCCGAGTCTCGTAGAGCCGCGCGCCTACCTCTCGGGATGCGGTCTCATCAGGAAGTGCCGGCATGGGGGTATCGGAGAATACCTGCGCTTCCCTCTGTAGAGCCTGATGCCGGGAGTGGAATCCCCGGACGCGACGCAGGCCCTTCCCGATCCGGGAAGCCCGGGAAGCATCTGGTAGTTGGACCCAGAAGCTACTGTAGAGATCGTCCTCTGCCAGGGCTCGGGACAGACGACTGGACAGACTTCGATACTGGTGTATCCGAGCCTGGAGATCCCGTATCGTCCGGGGTGTGTCAGCAGGAGGAAGGACGCCTGGGTCGAAGCCCGAAAACGCCTGTACAGAGGCTGCTGAGTCCTTGAACCTACGCTGTAGGGAACGGGTGGTCTCGAGGCTCTCAGCAGCCTGTGCGGATGCCTCGCGGCCCTGCTTGGCTGCGTCCGCGAGGGCCCGGACCCCCTCAAGGCCGTCGTACTTGGCCACCTCGGAGGTGAGGGCCTTGACATCCTTGCGCCGAACCCGGAGCTCATTATCAGCAGTCCTCCGCTCACTTTCGGAGAGACGCATGGCTGCGGTCAGCTGCCCGACCCGGGAGACATCGGATAGGGCCTCTGCGATGGCAGAGCCAGGCCGGTTGACCAAGAACAACTGGCCTGTGAACTGGGATGCCACCTGCGGCCAGATGCAGTGGGAAGCGGCTTGGATACTCCGGACCCCCAAATCCTCTATCTCAGGAGGGACCTTGCGACCCACGGAACTGAGGGTCTGTCCATTCAGGATGTAGCGGTTGACGCCAGGCCCCTTCTGGAAGGGTTTCTCCCAGCCCTTCTCCCAGATGATATCTGTGCCGTCATCGAAGGTGAGATGGACCGAGAGGTAGCAGGCACCAGACCGGAGGAGAGGTCCTGCAGGCGGGTTCGTGAACACACCCCGGATTGCGCGGAGGACCGCCGTCTTCCCCGAGTTGTTGGGGCCTGTAATGATAACGAACCCCGATATCTGCAGATCCGCGTCTGCGATGGACTGGAAGTTCTTGATCCGGACGCGGACAGGCATCTATCCCTCGAGTTACCGGGAGGAGACTCTACTCGCCGCCCTCTTCCTTGGCGGCTCCGGCCAGGATCGCGCCGATCCCGTCGACGTCATCCAGGTCGAAGACCTCCTCGTCCTCGAACTCGTCCGCGAGGCCCTGTCCCAGGAGAGGCTGGACCCGTGCGTGGAGGATGTCGTACTTGTCCGGGTTGTCGATGAGGTGCTGCCGGAACTTCTCGGTTCCCTGGGTGGAGAACTTGCCGCCAGGGCAGTCCTCCCAGGCGAGCCAGCTGCCGCTCTTCTTGATGATGCCGTGGCACCGGGCGACCTCGAGGGTGGTACGAACGTTGTCGATCCCCTCCCCCCACCGAATGTAGAAGACCTCTTCGCGGCCCTGGTTGGGGGACATCTTGCACTTGACCAGCTGGGCCTTGATGACGCCGCCGACCACCCGCTCTTCGGCGGTGTGCTTCAGCGCGTTGAACCTCTTGGACTTCTCGTTCTGGACCCGGCGGAGCTCCATCCGCACCGAGGAGTAGAACTTCCAGGCGTTGCCACCCTGAGGCTTGGTCTGCTTCCCCACTTTGGCCATGGAGGCGCGAGTCTGGGAGATGCCGATGACCGCCGTTCCGGTCTGGGCAATGACCCTCTTGAGGTTGGGGAGCTCCTGGGACCAGATAGCCTGGAGCTCCATCATCTTGCCCTGCTCCGCAGTATCCAGAGCATCCCGCTCGGCGAGACGACGAGGGACAGCAGCGCCGACCGAGTCGAAGACGATGAGATCGACACCCGCCGCTGCATAGGTCATGGCGAACTTGATGCCGTCCTCGAGGGTCTCCGGCTGGAGGAGCTCGAACCGAGACTCATCGGAGGTAGGGACCCCGAGGGCCCGCGCGTACCAGGGAACGATGTCGTTCTCCCAGTCGATGTAGAGAGCGCTGCCTGGACGCCCATTGTGGTGGATGAACTCACAGGCCGATGCACAGCACGTGAGAGCCACGGTCGTCTTCCCTGCGGACTCGTGACCCCAAATCTGAGCCACCCGACCCCGAGGGAACCCCGGACAGGGCGCCACCCCGAACTCGTTCTTGTCTCCCCCGATGAGGAAGTCGATGACATCACAGCCAGAGGGGAGATGCGGAAAGGACTCCTTGAGGTCCTCGTCGCTCAGCCGAACGCGGGCGTTCTCGTAGACCTTCTTCTGCTTCGAGTGTAGATAGGCGCGAGCCGCGTCAAGTGGGCTCTTGGAGCCCCTGAGAGCCCTGCTGTTCTTTGCCATGTGATGGTTCCCTCCCTCTGGACCATAGAAAGAATCGGTCATCCTCTCGGTGGAGGGTTCCCGTCTTGATCGTCTTCCCGGCATGCTTCCCACGTTTGGGGTTCCACACTCGGGTGAAGTATCTCTTCTCGGTAGGGGTCAGATCATCTACTGAGATCTCCCCTGCGTGGAGCTTCCAGAACCGGCCAGCCAGCACCGCACATAGGTACGCGTCGGCCTCGTTGTGGTTCCACTTGCCGCCACCGGTCTCATTCCGGGCGGCTTCCACCATATCGGGCTTCTCCATCTTCCACTTCGGAGGGCGATCTATGGAGTCCCGAGCGTGGGCCTTGATTTGGAGCGGGGTCCATAGGACCACATCGCAGTTGTTCCTCTTCAGGGCCTCACAGGTGAAGAGGAACAGCCCATACATCCCTTCCGAGTAGAGGTTCCCGAAGACAGGTTGCTCCAGACCTACTCGATCATGGGGGGCGCGGCGGAGTACCTGATCGAGACTCTCCCGAAGGAAGACGTAGCGATCGATGAACTCCATCCGCGCCGACGTAGAGAAGCGCCCCCGATCAGGACAGCGCGCTGCCGTCCCAACGGGGGCCTCCGTATCGTGGAGAGCCCAGCCGTATCCGGTCAGACTGGGATCTACCCCGAGAATCAGCACCTGGGCTCAGAGACCGCCCAGGAGGCTCTTCACGTCACCCGAGGTGAGGGACTTCGACTTGGCGGGGGAGTTCTCCTTCCCGGACAGCTTGTCTTCGATCTCGGACACGGTCATCAAGCGGGCGACGTCGTCACGGATGGTCAGAGCCACGCCAGCGATGTCGGCGCGGATGCGGCGAGCGACCTCCTGGAAGTGGGGGTTCTCCGACTCCAGGACCATGCGAAGCAGGCTCTCACCCTCGGGAGTGAACTGGAGCTTCTGGAACTCCGAACCGTTCTCGGGGCAGGCCATGGAGATGTCGTGGCTGGTCAGAGCGAATCGCTTGTCCTTGGCCTTGATGTCGTTGTACTTGCCCAGGTCGAAGACGAAGGACTTGACATCCCAGCCCTTGCCCGCCTTGAACTTCGCCTCGTCGAGATCACCCTCGGAGTCGGTCGGCCAGAGGACGATGATCGTGGCGACCGTGGTACGAGGCTTCTTGCCGCCCAGGAACTTGGCGTAGGCGGGGCCGGCATACATCACGTAGCCGCAGCCCTTGATGTAGACGCGATCGCAGCCCGTGTAGCGGATCTTCGCGTCCGGGTGGATCCCACCCTCGGCGGGGAAGGCCGCCTCGTCATCCCAGGCGACGACCTTGCCGTCCTTGATGGTGGGTACGGAGAGCCAGCCCATGCTGGCGCGGTAGGTGGTCTCGTCCTTGGCCTTGAAGCGTCCGCCCTTGGAGCGAACGTCGTCGTCGCCCAGATTGGTGCTGAAGTCCATGAATCCGTCAGACATAGTTTCTCATCCTCACTTGTTGTAATGGCGCTGGTTGGTGTGCCCTTGGGGCGAGTTTTGCACCATGCATGTGGTTACCGGGTCGGGACTGATCTGACAGCGTTTCAGATATCAAGCCCCCGCAGGAGGTCATCGATCTCCTGTTGGGAGCCTACCCGGCCATCTCTGGGGAAGTGCTTGGCCCCGGGCTCCTCATCTCCCAGGAGATCCTTGAGAGGCTCCTCTCCGTCCTTCCCCCCATCCAGAACCGTGAGGTCACGGAACCCTGCCTTGGTCTCCGTTGAAGGAGACTCCTCTGTGGGAGCCTCTACAGCAGGCGTAGGGGCGGGGGCAGGAGTTGGGGCGGGAGTTCCCCGCACAGGGGTCTGGGAGGGGTCTTCCCCCCGCTGCCAGATGTCCAGCAGGTCTCGGAGAGTGTGACCGGTTCGCGGCCGGGAGGAATCGTCCTGCGGGGCGCGGGCGGAGCCCCAGTGACCACCGAGCCCAAGCTCCTCGTGACAGAGCTTGATCTGGTCTCGGATGCGAGCCTGGGTGTCCTTGAGATCCGACCGCTTGGCCTTGACGACCGTCTGGATGGCCTCGAGGTCCTGGAGAACTCCCTCCAGGCGCTGGACCTCTTCCACCAGAGGCCGCTTCTTCATGTGAGCGATCGCCACGGATGTGTTCAGGTTGCGCCCGGCGCGCACCTCGGGATCATTCGCCAGGAGATCCTTGACCTCCAGATCGAGAGTCGCGTTGACAGTACGATGGGCGACTCGGTACTGCTGCTGCCAGTGGGAAATCCGTTGGAACAGGAGTTCCGCTTCGGAAAGCAGGCGCCGAGCTTGAGCGACCTTGCCGTTGAGGCGCTTGGGCCCATAGATGAGAGGATCCGCGTCCAGCTGCACTTCCATCTGGGAGAGACGGGAGAAGATGCGATTGACGGAATCCTGGCTGACGACCGGAAGCTGCGCTGTGGTCACGTAGAGTCCTCTGGAGGTATGAGAGCAGACCGCTTCTCGGAGGGTCCTATGATGCCGATGTAGGGGAGCTCCCGATACCTCTCGTTCCAGTCCATCCCGTAGCCCACCACGAAAGAGTCGGAGATGATGAACCCGGTGAAGTCAGGGCCTGGCTTGTTTGGGAGTCGGCGTGAGGGCTTGTCCAACAGAGAAACTGCACGGAGGCTCTTGGGAAGGACGTTCCGGAACTCCCGAAGAAGGTTGTCCAGGGTCTGGCCTGTGTCCACGATGTCCTCGATCAGGAGGACATGACATTCCGAGAGGCGAGGTGGTGTCGAGACCCGAACGTTCCCAGTGCTGGTGGTGCCCTGATAGGAGGCCGCCCGGACGAAATGTAGACGGAGAGGAGAGCCAATCTGGCGGACCAGATCTGAGGCAAACGTGAAGGCCCCAGTGAGGACCACCACACAGTCGATGACGGTCCCCTCTCCGTAGTGTGCGCGGATATCCCGGCCCACCTGGACCACGCACTTCTGGATATCCTCCGCCAGGAGGAAGGGATGGACCTGAACCTGGGTCATGGACACCTACCGAAGAGGCCAGAGGCGACGGAACACCTCACGAATCTGCTCAATATCTTCCCGAACGTGTTTTACCGCGCCCCCAGTGTCTCCCGCCTTGAACGCATCGTAGATGGTCTCGCCCATGACTCCCTCCTGGAGAGGGATGCCAAGGACATGGCAGATGGTGCTGAGCTTCCCCAGGCCAGACAGCCCTTCCCGCCAGGCAGAGCGGTCATTGGAGGTCCGCGGCCAGAGCTTCATGGTGTCGATTGCTCGACGCTCCCAAGGCTTCTCCGTGACGCGGCCGAGGACAGCAGCCTCCCTCCCCAGCCCGTGATGGAGGGCTCTGACCTGGAGGAACGGGATGTCAAACCCCAAGATGTTGTGTCCAGCCAGCCAGAAGCGCGGGGTGTCCTTGAGGAATCCCAGGAACTCAGATACGATCCGCTTCTCTTCTCCAAGGGAGCCATCCCCGAGGAGCACCTTGGGCTCTCCCTTGTTGACCGCATAGCCGATCATCCAGACCCGACCGAGAGCCGGGTTCAGGGTCGTCTTGCGGTGGATGTTCCCCAGGCGCTCTTCGAAGTCCTCCTCGGATTCGCCAGGCAGCCGCTGTATCCGGGCGCTGAGGCGAAGCCAGAGAGGGTCATTCTGCGGAACTTGGACGGTCTCGATGTCAAAGAAGACGATCGAGTCCCCGTCACGGGGAGCAGCATCGGGCATACATCACCTGCATTGAACAGGCGTTCCTACCGTTACCGCTACCCAAACGGGACAGTTCACGCACCGACGTTGGCGATGACACCCCCGTAAACGGTGACGGAGCCGTCCTGGTGGACGTCCGCGTATCCAAAGGAGAGAACAACCGGCCTGCTGGATTTGCAGTCGCATCCGAAGCGACTGTTCTGGCAGTCGGAGTCCTCACAGGGATCCTGGAGGGCCCACCAGGTATCCGTACAGGTCTGGAGATCGGAGTCGGTCAGGGAAGGGGCCATGGGATCCTCGGTTCGGGTTCCCCACCGTTACGCCTCCGAGATGAGCCCGGAAACCGTGACGATCTTGGATAGGTGGTCTCGGAGTAGGGAGTTCCGCTCCTCCGCTGTGTTGTTCTGCACAGCACGGGAGAAAGCGTCCCAGGTGCCCACCAGGAACACCTTCTTGCGGGCACGAGTGATCGCCGTGTAGAACAGGTTCCTCTGGAGCTGACGACCGAAGCTTCGGAGGACAGGCACAACGATGACATCGTACTCCTGCCCCTGGGACTTGTGGACCGTTTGGGCATAGGCCAGCCGGAGAGTCCGAGAGGCTCCATCCGGACCTGAGAAGGGGAAGCGGACGATTCGGTCGGGGACTCCCGGAGGCTCGAAGACCTTGACAGAGACCTCCCGCGCCCGGCGGTCAATCATGCTGATCTTCCCTACGTCTCCGTTGTACACCTCCCTCTGGTAGTCGTTGCGAGTGACCATGACTCGGTCATCCTCCCGAACGACATCCCCACCAAGGCGGATATCCACGAGACCCGGGAGCGCCGGGTTGAGCCGACGACGGAGGGCCTCATTCAGGGCAGTGACCCCTACATCCCCACCGTGGCGCGGGGAGAGGACCTGGAAGTTGATCCGCGCCGCATACAGATGCTCAGCGATCTCAACGATCCGTTCGGCAGCGTGCTTCTCCCGAGCTTCCCGGATCATGTTGAAGTCGGGGAGATTCTTGGCGGGAGTCTTCCCTGCGTTGATGCTATGCGCCGCAAGGACAATCCCAGACGCCTCGTCCTGCCGGAATATCTCATCCAGGTGGACATGGGGGAATACGTCGGACTTGGCCATGTCCCGAAGGACATCCCCAGCCCCCACGCTCGGAAGCTGGAAGGGGTCGCCGACGAACACGATTCGACAGTCCGACCGCGTACCGGAGAGGATCCGGTACAGGAGGTGTAGGTCAAGCATCGAGGTCTCATCGACGATGATGACCTGGGACGGGTGTAGGTTATCCGGCCCAAACTCCCAGTCCTTGCCTCCCTTCTTCATCCGAGGGTCGGCAGGACGGCGAGCCCCCTTGACTCCCGTGTATCCAGCCTCCCGATCGTCGTCCTTCCGATGGCCAGCCGCCCCGAAGGCTCGATGGACCGTGTAGGCGGGGTGTCCGGCGAGGGAGGACATCCGCTTGGCAGCGATGCCTGTGGGGGCCACGAGGGTGAACCGGACACCAGCCTCTTTGAGGACGGTGACGACAGCACGGAGCGTGGTCGTTTTACCGGTCCCGGGCAGGCCGGTGAGGATGAAGATCGGGGATATGATCGAGAGGACCGCTGCCTGCATCTGGGAATCGGACAGGGCAAGGGAGTTCCCCCGAGCCCATGACTGCAAAGCGAGGCGGGCCAGGAACTCAGGAGTGAAATCCGGCTCGTTCTCATGGTCAGTAAGCTGAGGAGGCCCCTCGTAGAGGAAGATGGACAGGGCTTGGACGAGCTCCTCGGCGCGCGGGGGGTTGGACATCCGGTCCTGGATCTCCTCTACGCACGTCTGCTCCATCTCATGGAACCACGGCAGATAGATGGCGAAGATCCCCGGACGGGTTTTGCTGTCCACGATGACCTGATTGTCCCCCGCCAGGGCGCGGATAGCGTTGGCAAGCTTCTCCGCAGTGAACGTATCGGGGAACAACTTCAGGGTCTCGTACTTGAGCTGGCCGACCGTGCCGAAGACATGGCCTTGTCGGGTGAGATCCTGTAGGATGGAGAGGACAGCCCCTTCCATCCGCTTGGGCGAATCCAGAGAGACACCCAGACGGAGGGCGACCCCGTCAGCTTGCTCGAAGGTGAGGCCGGCCAGACGCACCAGGATCCAGGGATCTTCGGTCAAGCGTTGGGAGAGCTCGTTCCCGAACCTCTTCATGAGAGGACCGACCGCCTTCGGCGGGATGCCCACCTCCTCCAGGAACATGGTTGCGTCCATGTAGGTCCGGAGGGCCCTCCAGCGGGAGAGGATGTGATCCTGGTGGTCGGGATCCAGATCAGAGCCCGACAGGTTCCCTGAGTCGAGGAGTTCCTTCAGGGAGAGGTCGGTCTCGATCGCATGGACGCGGAGCTTCATCCGAAGTGTGGGCCCAACGCCGTGGGCGGTGAGCGCCGCGAGGACCGACTCATCCGTCCAATGGGGGAGGCAGATGGGACTGCGCAGAACCTGTAGCTGGCGTCCGTACTGGGAGTGTTCTTCCCAGCGGCCTTCGAACGAGACCCAGGACCCGATGCGGACGGTCTGGGCGTAGAAGTCACCCTTGGCCGTGACGGACATCCCGCCCGTGTCCAGGCGGAGCTTGACTATCCGGAAGTCCTCCGACTCGTAGACCAGAGCGACTACGGTCCCACTGTAGATTCCACGTTTCCGCACGTATCCCCTCCGAGGAGTAGAGATACCGTGTGCAAGAGAGGTTAGCGTCCGGCTCGAGCCCTCGAGAGCCCGTCCATGAGGGTCTTCGCTTCCTCCAGAGACTTCAGTAGCTCAGGATCGTGGTCCTCCGGCTCGATGTGGATATCGAGCC